CACTCAAATTTTATATACTTTAATATATAAAAACGGCGATTTTATATACTTTAATATATATTTTTTACCCACTTTTCTGCCCACTTTTGTTGGTCAAAAATGGCCAAAAGCCCACTTTTTTTGGCCACAAAAATTTTTCCGAAATTTTTTTTGTGTTCTGCCCACTTTCTGGTCAAATATAAATGGCCACAAAATGGGCAAAATAACATTTGTTTTTTAATTAAACAACCTTAAATTTCAAGAAGGGTTGGAAAAGAAGAGCACCTTTGGAATTAGTAACCTGAGTACGTGTTCCATCAGGAGCTATCGAATATAAAGTATAAGCAGCGTTTACGCCATCATGGGTGTCGGGATTCATAGTGTTTATTCTAAGATAATACATCCCACACTTCACATTATTATTTTCGGTGTACTCACGAATTCCAAAAGCACGCATTATATAGGTGTTCGAAACTAATCCATAACGATATTCGAAAGGAGTAAACGCTATAGAGAAATCACCACCTTCGTGCTGTGCTTGTCCGTCATCGTTGAAATAATCGGGAAAATACGTTACCAAATAATATGTATTATATTTCAAAGTCATACCATTTGTATTATCACGAAGGTATTTGTAAACCCAACCCTCCGTGAGTCTAGTCTGCTCCAAAAATTCTGCGGCATCTGTCTTTCCCTTAAATGACTCTGACCACATCTCTTTGAATTTATAGTTTCCAGATCCGAGACAGATTTTAGCTTTACCGTCAGTAGTAGATGTTGGAAGAATATAATCGTCTTTACTTGCCGCAGTCATCTTTTCAACACCATTCGCATCCATCAGAATTTGAGAGCGGCCTGCCGTTGTAGCATTTGCCACCGTATCTGTTTTCTTATAATATGACGCTTCCATATCACTTTTCACTTCACTCTTCAAACTTGCCGCCATGTTCTGAATATATTTTTTAATATAAATCAGATCCTGAAGATTGATAGCCTTCTTTTTTTGCTCGGTAGTTAACACCGGATCACCGTCCGTACCCGATTCTGCAACCGCTCCATTACCTTCTCCCGACTGCGCCAAAATATTGTTCACCTCATTTGCCGCCTCGATCGCTTCGTCCATCGTATTTTCCATTTCTTCAATTTCGCTCATTGTTTCTTCTCCTTGTTATTTTTATTTTCTTTGTCGTCCGGATTCCATTGTTCGATTAAAAATATAATCGCCGAAAGGAAAAATGCAATTGTAGTGGTTACCGATAACACTACATATGAGCCATGCTGAATCACACCTGCCTCTTTTGTTAAACAAGCAAGAGATATAATCCCACATGCGAATGCGCTTCGTATGAATAACTTTATCCACGAAATTAACTCTTTCATTTTCTCTTCTCCTTATTCTTCACTCCTTTGAGTCCATATTTTCTGTTGACGTAATCCTTGCATAATTTTCGAACTCCGTCCGGTGCAACATATGTATTACCGATAACATGTTTGTGCTGCTTATGATGTTTCACCCAGTCGTTCATGAATCTCTCATCCACTTCAACCGGAAATTCGACGGTGTAAAATGTACGACCGCATCTGGGACAGACTCTGAGTCTATAAGTTTCATCAGAATCCCGATTATCTACGCCGTCAGTTACAATTGTGTTTTGTTTACAATATTTGCAAAGCATTTCTCATTTTCTCCTTTTATTACTTGCACCTTGAACAGTATTTCGTCTTTTCTTCTCATATTCTTTTTCAAATTGTCGGATCTCTGGACAAGTTCCTCTACACTTTGAATCTGCATGCGGACAGTCGTACAAACAGAAGTTTGCTACCTCGTCGTCACCCCTCGCTTTTGTAGGCATGTATAAGCTCGACGGAGCGTTGTAACGATTGGCTGTGTTTTCCATAATTCTTTCAGATGGCGATTTAGCTAACATGATCAACTCCTTGATTTACATAGTCAAATATATTAAGTTGTACTGGTTCTTTAAGCGGTTTGGGATATACAATCGGTCTTTCTTTTTTCATAACCTTGTTTAATATCCCCCGCTTTTCAAAGTTGAGATATATGGCTATAACTTGGTCGTCGTACATATTATCGACCTTGTTTTGCCAAGATCTCGTATCATATACTTTTCGAATGGCCTCTCTCATCTCATAATTTGTCACGGCTCATAGTCCTCCAAAATATGATGACCTTCAAGGAAAGTGTGTTCGACCTCAAACCATACACCTTTCGTCGCAATATTCTGTGCAAAAATGGTTGCTACACCGTTTTTGTTGTATGCTTTTCCGATAAGTTCATATACATTCCCTTCGTCGTCTCCGTAATATATCTTTTTGGGTTCGACTTCAACCTCTACTTCCACCTCGACATATTTGATTTCAGGCTCTCTCGCTTCCAAATCCTTGATCTTCTTATTCTGTCTACAAATAACGCAGATGCAGACTATAATAGATACAAACAAAATTGTGAGTATTGCTACTGCTGATCCTAATATTAATTTTTTCATTTTACTTCACCTCTGTCGATGCTTTGAAAGGAAGGTTCCAACGGGCACTCGCTTTATCGTCGATATACGTATCTGCAAATATCTTTCGACTGTCCCCACCGTATGCTTTTACTGCTTCCTTCACATTCTTGTTAACGGCGTCAAATATAAGTCTCTGATTCTTACACCATTTAACTGCTTCTTTAAGCTGCTTCTTAGAACGACATGTCCATAATATAATTCGCGCACCGGTATTTTTGACCATACGAAGCCAACTAATAAGTTCCAAATTTGGTGTTCCAATTGAAGGATATTTGTTCTCGCATAACGTGCCGTCAAAATCGACTGCAATTATTTTTGGTCTGTTCTCATACCCCATGATTCGCTACTCCCACCTCCTTATATTTCTCATCGATAGCCTCAAATATCTCACCTATGATTCTCTTTTCTGTAGATGTACGATATCGAAAGATCGGCTGAAGATGTGTTTGATTGAAAATATCCTCGATAAGCTTAACGATCTCCGAGACAGTCTCGCTTATCACCTCACTTTCTTTGCGATATCCTTGAGTCATCGCATATACAAGTTTGGAATCCTTATTCGGACACGTACCTAATTCTCCGCAATCAGGATTGAACGGACAAAATGTGCAATTGAGATGTTTTTGGCAAGTCTGATACATACTTTTAATTTCTTCTTCACTTAACTTCATGTTTACCTCCTTTAATAAACTATGACATGGCAGTCTGCATTCCAAGTGCATTTCGGACAATGAATCGACCAGCGCCATTCGCAGTTGTAGCACGGCATCTTCTCCCAATCGACTTCGATATCAGTGTATGTGCCGTCCTTATTCAGTTTTTTAACAATACGTTTAATCATTATTATCTCCTTTCATTTTCTTCCGATTACTTAACAACGATTTTTATAGTCGTCTTTAATCGACGCATAATAAGGAATGAACTGAGGAGCGAAACTCTTAATCGTCCCATTTCCGTCCACCTTAATCGTCACGATCCATCCGCCGAGATGCACCGATATATTTTTACCTCTCGTAAACGGCGTCTGTCCTTGGAAGCAACCTGTCTGAAGAGCATGCACATTGCGGTAGAACATATATTCTGCTTTGTGATAATGCCCAACGGCAAGAATATTCGGCTTCGAGTCACTCTCCATACTCTCGATCATTTTCTGGAGCTTGTAACTCAAAGCGTATGCCGTCCCATCCCAAGGATGTCTCAGCTCAAGCGTGCAATTCGGTGTTAAATATACGACGGCGCAGTCTCTGCCGAGATATTTCATATCGTCTCTCTGTCTTGCGATAGCATTGCCGACATCGTATCCGACCTGCTTGTAAATACTTGCGTCATGGTTGCCGGTAATAAAATGAGTCGTGATACCCTCTCTCCTCGGATAATATTTGATAACGTCCTCAATCATATCGTCCGCAGACACCGCATAAAGCTCGTATTCGTGACCGACTCTCATCTTGAGACCGTCCGTAACATCGCCGGTGTGATATACGTCTTTGATTCCTTCCTCTTTGCAAATATCATAGAAGTTTCTGAGGAAAGTCCACTGCGTATATTTGCTGCCGATTTGAGTGTCGCCCATGATCGCTATTTTTATAGTTTTGGTACCATCCCATACTGATTCGGATATGGTCGGTTCTTGGTTCTGGATAGCGACTCTTTTTTCTTCTTTGACTGCCGTGAGTGATTTCTTGTAACCTTGTACATATTTCTGTACACGATCGTAAATATTGCGGTAACTCGTGCTCATTTTTGCGGACAGTTCTATAGCAATATCACACGGTCTCATCCCTTTAGCAGCCAACTTAATGGTCTCGTCTTTTAAAATGTTTTGGCTCATTATTTCTCCTTATTGCCATTTGATAAATTTGCCTTCATTGAATTGTTTTTTATTTGTGAGAGCCTTATGTATCGCCAGGTCGATTCCTGAACGAGTACGTAAGTGATAATAGTACAGATCAATATAAGGCGTGTTTAGTCTGTCTATTCTCCCGGATGCTTGCTCCAAAGTCTTGTAAGAATATGTCTGCGAGTAGAATACAATAGTGTCTGTCTTAATACAGTTCCACCCTTCACAACCAGCAGTATACTGAACAAGATATACCCATCGATCGCTGTCCGGTACCGGCTGATGTTTATGTCCGTTCCATTGAGCGACCTCAATCGCCTCGCCATAAGCAAGGTTCATGAGAATATCAAGCTCGTAATCGAAGTTGTAAAATATAATTGCTCGCTTTCGATTCTCCAATATTTCAAGTAAAGCCGCCGCCCTCGATTCGTCGGTATTTACTATCTTTCTAAGGACATAACAAAGACCCGCTGCTTGTTGGATCGGTTCATTTTTAAACGGATCCCAGCGAGTCCTTATTGCATCTTTATATTTAGATATGTCGTACCGTACGTACACGTCCTCATGATGGGGTATCGTGTGTTTATTAACTTCCATGTCGATAAGAATATGATCTCTCAACCGAATCAATCGACCGGTTCCAATATATCTTTCTATCTTTGGAAATTTAGTAAACCGAGAATATATAGCATGTTCTCTCAAGAACTCCGTCTTATTTTTGTAAAAGCCGTTAGCGACGAATACAGGAATATAATCTTCCCAAGTATCCCCTGGCGTAGCAGATAATATAATCCAATCATTGGCTTTGGCTATCTTGTAAAAGCTCTTGACCCAAACACCGTTGCCCGTTACACGGTCTTCGTCAAATATAAAGAATGCATCTTTGACTTTTATGTACTTAGGTATGTTGTTCCAACTATCTACAACGACTTTATTTTTGTACCAGATGTTCTCTTTTTCGTCAGTAGTCAAATAGAAAGGAAATAACTCCTGCTTCCATTCCAAGGAATCTCTCTTTTTTGCAGTTGTGATAATATAAAGATCCTTTGGTTTCTTCATGGGAACATATGGGTCTATACTACCGCCTTGCTCCTTACAATAGTAATATAGACCCGTCCTGCTTTTACCTGTCCCTACACCGCCGTTGAGAATGCAACCCGAGAACATTTTCTCGACTGCTTCTCGTTGCTCTTTACGTAGAAATGGCTCCTTCTTAGTTTGCGTCACTTGGACTCACCCAAACGTTTGCGAACTTCGTCGATAAAATCATCTGCGTCGCCTCTGTAAATAGTACGCTTGGCATAACGATTCTCAAAAGTATTGAATTCTTCGCCACAGTAGCACACATCATCAAAAACACTCTTGATCGCTTGCCATACACGTTCCATAGTCGCCGGAGAATCACGTTCGACAACTTCTGGTTTGGGTTCACCCGCTGCAAGCCCATCAAATAACGGACCATGCGAAATATCGACGAACGTCGGTGGAACAGCGCCGGCACGATACACAATTACCGGAATATCCGGCAATGCTTCCTTTATCTCATCCAAATCAACACTTCCGTCCTCAACTAACAATACTTGGTTACACATTTTTTCTTACCTCCTTTACTTTTTGTCTATATTTGTGAAAAATATAGCTACGTATTTAATAAGCTTGAACATGGCGAAAAGACCGAAGAACGTCCAGTAAACATTGTTCGCCTTGATCGCTGCACCGATAAGTGCAAATAATACGATACTCATTTTTTCTTACCTCCTCTCTTTGAATATAATTCTTCAATATCATCCGGAAACTTATCTTCCGGTATATTATGATCTCGCCCATATTTGCTGAAAGCTCTCCAAAGTTGAATATCATCAGGAGGCATATCATCGACTATACTGTCGTATGCAAAATAGTGAAATGCGAGATTAAAACCGTGCTTTTTTACATCTTCCTCAACTCGTTTAGTTGCCCAATTGGGTATACGTCCTCTACTTCCGTCCATTTCGCATACCTCTTCGTTTATTTTTGATTCTTTTGCTGTTTGATACTTTGAAATACGGATGAGCACCAGCATCTTTATCAATACATAGAAAAGCCATTTGCATATTTTGTTCTTTGAGAGTACCTTGATCTTTTAAGAATAATTCTCTGCATTTATCTTCTTTCATATTTTATTAACCTCGTATATAGGCAACTCGGTCCAAGCGATTACATTTAATGTTTTTTCGAAGTTTAAACTTCTAAAAGTATTATCTATAAAGAAGAAACAGCAAGGACCATTAACTTTGATTCCCGTTTCATTCGTATAACAAGCTTGTACCGGAATAGCAATAACATTACCATTCTCAGGCTTCGGTAAATCCCCATCAGCAACTTTGTGCCAAATCATTTTATGATAACCCTCGTTGATAAGAGCTTCGGCATATTCGTGACAATAACACCGTGTCATGTTATTATACTCAAGACATTCTTCACAAGTGTTCCATATATCACTTCTTGTCACACATATTATTCTTGCTATCTCTTCAATCTCTTTATTCATATTTGTTATCTCCTTTCTAAACTGAACAGTGTTTGTTTTAGATGCTTTTAAAAAATATGAGAGCCCGTCCGAAGACAGGCCCTCTGGGTCTTAACTTTGTCTCAAATATCGTATGAGTAACCAAATAAGCCATAAGCCACCGGTCACAAATACCATGAAGAAGTCAAATATCAATCCTAATAAACTACGTTTACGCATATAGATTCTCCTTTCTATATTTTCTCTCAACTAAGACATACAATCTTCGTCCGTTAATAACCCCGCAGGATTCTACGAAACCGTTCTCGATTAATGTATTTAATCCATAAACTCCAACCATCTGTTGAATATAATCTCCGTAAACAGAATCCATATCGATGGTGTCTGCTCTCACAATCTCGTAAACATGATCTGCGTAAGTTCCTAAGTAATCTAGTGTCAATTTAGACACTCCTCTCTTTTAAAATAGTATTTTTTCGCACGTTATATATGGATCTTTTATCTGGCTCATAATATCTTGTCCGCTCTCTGATGTATTGAGACATAACACACGCCCGTCTGCTTCTTCGTCAGATACCAATATCCCTGCGGTTTTGACAATACTACATCCGCAAGTTATGTGATAATTATTTTCTTTATCAGCACGATTTGGTATCACGACTAACATATCGTCCGGAAGATCCTTCAAAATCGCTTTTAATTGTCCTATGGTCATATCTATCTCCTTTCATTTAAAATATATTGTTAGGTGGCTCTGGTAAAACACTAACGCCCATTTTTCGAGCAAACTCGTTAATCTCTTCCATCGTGAGCCACTCAGGCTTATCCCCATCAGGGAAGGTGTTCCAAATATCTTTCATGGTTTGTATTTGCTGTTGTTCGTCTTTAGCCCAAAGGCAGTTTGAGCTACCGCCTATTCGTAGGTAATACTCGCAGTCCTGTCTTAGACGATCTAGCAGCATATATCTAAATTTCGGTTCGTGTCTTGACCAGTCCTCCATTTAGTTCAACTCCCATTCTTGGGCATTTCTCATATGCTGTCTGCGAGCTCGTCTGTATGCGTCAGTTAGACCCATCTCGGCAATATCAGCCTCGTCCAAAGCAAAGCACGCCATGACCTCTGCATCTCCGTCATAGTTGAAGGCATATTCGTGATTATCCATCTCATACAGAAAAGCAGCTTCTGCAAATTCCTTATTTTTCATAGCCTCATGCAGTTCAGCAAGATGACGCTTCAGCATAGCCCTGAACGCCGGAACATCTTTTCTTTTGAGAATATCCCCGTGCCCCATATAAGTTACACACTCGTCCTTAGTCGCTCCAAGCTTCGCTAATGCTTCCTCGAGTTGTTTATTATTGAAAGCGTAGGCAATCGGGAAATCCGTAATTTCTTCTTGTTGTCTTTTCTGTAGGTCTAAATATGCTTGTCTTTGGTTCATAGCAAAACACTCCTAATTTTAATTTTTGGTAAAGTAAAGAGGCACCTAGATTTCTCTAAATGCCTCTCGTTTTTATTGCTATATAGCAAATAGTATAACTGCGAAAAAATAATGTATTATTTGATCCATCGGATAATTTATCATTTCAATTCCGGCTTTTAGCCAATCAGCCCAAACATGTATCGCAAATAAAAGAACCAAGCGACAAGTAAAATGGGATACCGAATTGAATACCAAAGCAAATGGCAGGCAGTATAATGCACAATGAACAAGCAAGTGATAAAAATTCTTACCCTTAGTCTTAGCTAAGAAATCATTTTGCAGAACATAATCGCCTACCAAATGGCAAAATATTATTTTTATTATGGTTTCAAACATTGTTACTTTCCTTTAATATTTATGCGCCGCTTTAACTTCACCCCTTGTCTTCAGGTGTTTTACTTCCTTTCCGTCAGGACGTACACCCTTCGAACGCAGCAGCTTGTCGACGTGTATTGTCGGTTTCTTCTCTTCCTCCTTCGGCAGCCACTTCTTGAATATCTCATAGTAATATCCCTGATTGTTGCCGAGGAATTTCTTGGCAATCGCCATAGCAAGACCTTTCTCCGGATCGAATTCCTCGCCGTCGCATTTCACAATCGTTTTAGTTCCGTCAACCCAATATACAATTGTCGCTGGACAGTTAAATATAACTTTCTTGATCTGGTTGAGATTATAGTGTTTCGTGGCTAAATCCATAGCGGCCTCGGTGAACGCTTTTAACGTACATTTGTTATCCAGCGCATGTAATTTCGCTTCGTCTGCATCCATAGTCAGTTTTTGTACAGTGATACTTTGTGATATTGGTTCGTCGATTCCGAATAACCTGTCCAACTGGTCTTCATTCATGTGATTCGTGTAAATAGGCATTTTGTTTATCTCCTTATTTCTTTTTATTTTCTTCGTAGTTTATTGGTTTGTGAGAATATGTGTTTGCTGGATAGCATAAACACTCTGCACAAGGTTCGTCTGCTTCTTTCGTGTCTTTATACATACACGAATTGCAGTATTCGTTGAAATATACTTCTTTATAAACTTCTTCCATAATACCTCCTGTTATTCCATGAAATCGTCATAGACAGTTATTGTGTCGTTTAGACCGATAACCAGTTCTTCGCTTACTTCGTTACGAATAGCCAGTAAATCTTCCAAAGTATTGATCTCAACGACCCATTCCTTTGCGTCGTTAAGAACAGCATTTTTACAAGGTTTGTTCTCATCTTTAAGCCGCTCATTGAAAGACCATTCGTTCGTATAATATGAAGCTTTAGTAATTTTGAATAACATAGCTATCTCTCCCTTTTTTATTAGTTTTCGCGATAAACCTTTGTCTTATTTTCATAACAATATTTAAAGCGTTTGAATACTTCCTCAGCTTTTAAACCCGTTAAAACACTGTCATGTTCGAGTTCTTGCATAGTCATTGCATTCATGATCTCGAGATAATTACCATTGCTCCCCGGAACTACAATTGCGTCGCATAATGATCGTCCATCTATTTCGATTATTACATTTTGTAAAAAATGGTCTTCGTCAACAGTGAACGGCACACCCGAGTCGTTAAGCAATTCTTTCAATTTTCCTAATTCATTCATGTTTATCTCCTTAAATATCACCTCTGTCTTTGAGGCTTGTATATCTTCCATGCCCGATAATGAGATGATCGAGCACACCTATACCAACAATTTCTCCAGCTTCTTTAAGTTTCTCGGTCATAGTCACATCTTGACGACTAGGAGTCGGGTCCCCACTAGGATGGTTATGCATCATAACTATATTTACAGCATTAGCTAGTAAAGCCTTTTGAAGAATTTCTCTAACGCTAAATATAGCGCTATTGACATTTCCGTGAGATACCTCAAAAACAGAAGTCATATGCAGTTTCGTATTTAGACACACCATATATAAATGCTCCTCAGTGTGCTCGTGCATTTTTAAGAAATGAGTAGCTAGTTTCTCTAGCTTGTGCGGAGCATTCATTCGCTTATCAACTTCTGGGCAATTGACACTCATTTCTTTTTCTAAAACCGCCTTACCTTCGTTTGTTAAGATTGTCTTGTACTTTGTTATTCTCACTATTAACACGTCCTTATGGAATATTTTTATCCAGTGGCTTTGTTGGCAATTAGAATATAAAAAGAGGCCACCTCGTTAAAGGCAGCCTCTCGATTACTTATTTTTATCTGTCTGCGAATCTGTCGACTTCCTGAGTCACACGAATGGACTGAAGATATGCCGTACGACCATTCTTACCGTTTACTTCCCAATCGTAAGGTCTGATGTCAAGGTCGACACTGAGAATATCAATGTCGTCGAGACACCCAACGCTTTCCTCGTCGAGACGTACCTGATCCGCCATTCCGGACTTCAAATATACGCTCGGTCCACGGTCGTTGAATTTAACCTTAACCGGCAGATACATGAATGGAGTATCGTTCTCGTCACGGGGCGGTTTGATCTTAACGTTCCAGCCTTCTTCGGCAAGTTGATTCGCCAAGTTTTCGTCCTCGATTACAACCGAGAAGTTTCTATCCCCTTCTCTGTTGAATTTCGATCCTACCCCTGCAAAATTGCGGTGAATGATTCTTGCGTCATCGATCTGTAAGATTCCCTTAGGTGCAAATGTGATGTTCATGATTTTAAAATTCTCCTTTAAATATAATTTTTATTGTTTTTTCATGATTTTTCCGCCAACAAATGGAGGCGGGTCATACGGATCATCCGAGACGAACCACTCGTAATCACCGTATTCAGATATCGTTTCTATCGCCTTGTCAGCGAGACTATCGTAGAATGATCGGTCAACATATTTTTCTTTACCGAGTTCTTTGACCATCTCCGATTCGAGCCAACGATATCCTGTTGAGCCGGGTGCGGCGTAATTCTTGCCATCATTGACACGATATAACACGCCCCCATTGTTACCAGGCAATATCGGACTAAATTGTCCGACACGTCCAACAAACCGAAGATCGTGACCCTCGGTGATTTGTTTTTGTAGTTCTTCTTGCCGTTCCGGTTCGAGATTTTTCTTCTGCAAGGCAGCCAACTCTTTTTCAAGCGCCGACACATCCGGAAGATTCTCGTTCATGTCCAAATATAAATCTCCTTTGGATACTGCGAATGTTTCACACATATCGTCGAAGGAAATATCCTCTCTACTAAAGAGTTTCTTGAACACATACGGGACTGCAAATTGTGCGCCAGTAGCCGTCCATTCGTTACTGTGCTTTGCGTTCTTACCCGGAACATAGCCATACATTTTCTTGCATTCGTCCGCATCCTTGTACTTAGCAATATAAACTGCATCGTTGACAAGACACATTCGATCGTATGTAGCCTCATGTTCAAACGTGTAGCCATATCTTTCACCGTAATCCATAATAAATTTAATTATCATTTCATCGGCATCTGGAACCTTGATAGAGTCTGTCTTAATATGAGCCACAGTATATCCGAGACTTTGTACTTCATGCTTCAGGTTGACCATGAATAACGCTCCACGCTTGGCGACTATATTGTCAACATTTCGAACATCCCTGAAAGGATTATCGAAGTTAGCAGCCGTTAAGCCGTAAACCGAATTGATAGCTGTCTTGAGAGCATCGGCAAGCTGACCGGAAGTCATTTCGCCATTTTTCACTTTCTGAATATAAGGTGCTAACTTACCCTCCAGCATAGTGTTAACGATATCCCAAGCCTCATGCTTAATGCTAACACGACCCTCAACAATATCACGGAAAGCCGTGGTAAACTTCGGACCAAATAAACATTCTGCAATCGTACTGTGAGGATGCATGGACGCAATATCGAGTAATGCTACGTTTCCGTACATACCCGGCTCTGAATATACGTAGCCGCCTTCACCAACTTCCTCTCCACGATAAGTGGATACGCCGGCTTCATATTTGTAACCGGGGAAATATGGCAGTAAGCTTTTTGCATCTCCGTGAGGCTTTTCCATCATCTTCGGACAAGCCATAACCAAGAACATGCGAGTCTTTTCATCGAGTTTGCGAACCGGCTCTGCTAGATTACGATAGTTGAACTCGTCCTGGGGCTTACGGTTGTTACCAAATATGATTTTGGTTGTTAACGTATTTGTCGTATCGTTAACCGTCATACCCGCCAAGTCCGCTAGAATTTGTCTCGCCGTCCAGTCCGCAGATAAATAATTGAAAGCTGCCTCCGTCGCAATAACGTCGTTATCGCAATACTCTGCAACCTTAATCCATTGATCTTCGGGAACCGGCTGATCCCAAGGTAACCCAAGTTCTTTGTGATGGATGCCCATCTCGATCTCGAGTTTCTTCAAGCTCTTTTTATTCCCGGCAGATGCAAAGTCGTAAATATCCGTATAGGAAATATTATACGCCTCGCCGAAGAATGCATTTCTACTACCGCTGATTATCTTTTGAGACAGATTATATAACTGTTCATTCGTATAACCCATCAGCCTTGCATAAAGCATATGGTTATCGTATCTACGGCAGTTGAACCCGACTAATCGATGACGTATTAAACCCTCGATATCCGTTGGAGTAGGATTGATCATCCGGACAACTTTATTTTTCTCGCCCTGTATCTTCCAGTTAACCAGAAATAAGTTCGGGAATACTTCGCAATCGTAGAATATAAGTTCTGGATCATCGCTGTCCATCGCCTTACTCTCGATCTCGTCCTTAGATTTGAAATGCATCTTTCCAACAAGCTTTATACAATAATCGGATTGATTTGTGCTCTGCGCCGCAAAAGCCAATACCTCATTGTACATATTTGAAACATCATATTTAAGTCCAGAAGAATATGCGTCTTCTAGAATCTTATATATAAAGTCAATGTTGCACTTTGTACCGGCATGAACCTCCTTGGCTAAACATTTTTTGATTGTCGTTCGTAGACCTTTTTCAGTCTGAACAACTTCTGTGTTTACCATTTTATCTCCTTTCAACGGGAGTCCAGAATTAATGGTAGCTATCGGCAAGTTATTGCATTTGGTCAACTTTCTTCTCAACGATTGTTTACCTGTGAATACTTTAACCTCGATATTCTCATCATAGATTCGACTTAACGTTTTAACGTCTCCCGAATAAATATAATGAAGATGGATTCCGCCCCCGCTTTTGCTTAATTCAGCATATGTCTTAGGCCATTTGCTAGCCTCCTCCAAATTCTTCTCGAACGACTTATTCCCATTTTCATCCTTAATATCGAAATCTATTACGATATGATTTTCAGGAACTTTAACATAATGAAGTTTTGTCGTATCGAGATCTGACAGTCTCGTCGTCACATTCTCCCATTTTTGTGTCGGCGTTTCTTTATCAGATGCGTACTGAGCCGGACAATTAGCGCACTCTATATCAAATATAGAATCGCAATCTTCGAATTGAATATGATCCGAAGCCGGCTTCTCTTTTTTCTTTTTCTCATGATTCTCGAACTTGTCCGTTCGGAAACCACTGTAGAAGCTTCGAACTCTTGATCCATCATCTAAGCAGAATCGCTCATTATACTCTTGGAAGTAGTTCTTGAGCTCCTCTTTAAATATGCGTTGAGAAAATGGATACGTAACCTTAGCGTCATCGCAATAAGTTTTGTACATTTCCCACGCCGCTTTCAACGTAGTTCCGTCTTCTTTCTTGAATACATGATACGAATCAATAACAAAGTTATAGAAATCGTTCGATGCTCCAAGCATTTCAAGAGGAATATAATCGTCGTAAGCATGAGTGTCGCTCAAATATACATCTCGACAATGGCAAGCTATACCGCCAAGCTCGAAGGCAATTTGCTTTGTGAGTTTCAAATATTCCCTCGGACCTAACTTGTTTCCGGTCGGAGACACGTCGATCAAACGTCTGATTATACCCGATTTACCATCGGTTATTTTTACAGGCTTGTTGGTGCCCATAAATAAGAAGCATTTAAATTTACTGGTATACGTCGATTTAAATTTCTCGTTTACCGTCATTGCTTCGTGAGAAACCAAACTGTTTAATCTCGTGTTATCCTCGATCTTCGACAAATCGCCATCGTGCTGAATCGCAACCAAAGGATTAGTCTTGAACGCTTCGAGAGCAAACGAGTTACTTGATGAACCCAAAGCTTTTGCATCGAATACTGAATAATATCCCTCAAATAATTGCTGAATGATATTCAATATCGTAGATTTACCCGTACCTGCCGATCCGTAGAGAACAAGAAACTTTTGTATTTTCTTAGAGTCGCCGCTTATGATAGACCCGATTGCCCATTCGATTTTGCGTCGCTCCTCTTCAGAATATAACGTACTTATCAGCTTCTCATAAGCCGGTGTATCACATTCCTCGAGAGGATAGTTAAGACGTTTACTCGCATAGTCTTTCTTCGTCGTCTCCGTGTTAGAGAATATCAATGTCTCGTCAAGCATATGGTACGAGTCACGCATCTGCTTCTGACAATATTTGTGCCAGGAGTCGATCATGTTGTTCTCTGCGTCCCACATATATAGAACTTTGACATCTTTCCCTAACTCTCCGCTTCTCTCATTTTTACATCTCGTTAATTCGTTATCGATTAACTGTAAAGCAACCTGCTCGTCGGTAGACCACAATCCAAGCTCTTCATTCCAGATAGCATAAAAATCTCCGCCTCGAATCATTAAATCTGAGCTTTTTTTGATAACAAATCTTGGATATATTTCTACTGTTCCACGTTTTGTAGTGCGGGCTGATGGTATTACAAAATCGAGCATTACATTTTTAAACCTCCTTTGCTAGTTTTAGATAAATTGGTCGAGATACCAGCAAAGTTGATACCATATTTCGACGTATCTCATATCACGTCTATAATGTTTGATTCTAAACAACCCGCCTTGCCCATCTGGTTCGTATTCTCTTTTCAAAAATATATCGATCTTCTTTCGAACAATTCTCTCGTCAAATCTATCATCCGTCATATCAGAAAGTCCGAGATTGTTTATCATAGACCAGAACCATTGTCCAGTTCGATCTCCGAATGTTGGATTATCCATGATCGTTTCCTCGCAACGAATGGTCAAAGCAACCATCATTTCAAGGACTGAACAAGGAACTCCTGTCATTCCAGAACGTTTACCTGTTGTCCAATAAAATCTTCGACGAAGGTCAATACCGTCTTCCATTCTATTGCTATCGTTCTTAATAACATAAGTGAAATCAATAGAATGCAAACAACTCAGTAATTTCCGATAGGATATATTTTTCGAGAATCTGTCGCCGCATACTTTGTCGTATAACCACTCAAAATATTCATTGTTCATCGTCGTCATTTACGAGACGCGGTCTTCTTGAAAAAATATCCGAATACCTTCTCGTGTCGAGAAGAATCTCGAAGTCTTTCTTCATATTTTCGTTTCGTACGAACACCGAGTCATCTTCGTACTCCCCAAAAGTTTTCAAAGAATTACGTCCGACAACTTCATCGACATTTTTGATGATTTTGTTATCGGTTGCGTAAGTGAGAATTTCGTCCGCATAATATGTTAAGCTTACGGTATCGTATCCATATTCTCCGAATGCTTCTGGCGAGATAACGTAAACTTTTGCATCGCTCGCCATATCTTCTTGTACCTCCTCATTTTTTGTTTCTTTTACGTAGCCAAGCGAACTGACTACATCGCCGTATTTTGTTTCTTCTTCGGCGACTTTTTCTTCCGCCTCATTTTTCTGCATTTTCCTGCCGAACATTTCTTTTACCGATTCAATTTCTTCGTCGGCAATCCGCTTATATTTTTTCTCAAGCAGCTTCCAAGCAGCAAATGAGCCGGCAGTAGCACCGGCAACAAATGCCAAAAATGTTTTCACATTGTTATTCATTGAAGACTTCCTCCTTCTTTATTGTAATGACCGTGAATGCCAACCCTCCAAAAAGCAAGGAGACACTCATAAGAATGCCTCCAATTAAATGCCTTTTTCGAGTTGTCTCGAGAGTGCTATCTACGATATACATAAAATTATCAAAATGATCCATTTGGGAATATCCTTTCGCCGTTCAGAATAACGATCCCGCCGACAAAGCAAATCCCCGACATAACCGCCAATGTATAAGAAACCAAAGTTAAATTATTTTTCAACTTTAGCATCTCCTTTCGTAGTTAATATTGCGCTAGGAAAATATAATTCTCCGTTAATCTCGAAGCCGTGAAGAGTTCCCATATCGTACATAGTCTTGATCGTGGCAACTCCTACCCCAAATTTCTCGGCTACTTTTGACGAATGAACCAAAGCTTCGTTGATGATATCATCGGTGAATATTTTTTCATTGACCAAATCATATTTTATAATGAACATGATTAAATCTTTTCCGGTCATCATAATTGCACTCCTTTCGTTTGTTTAAATAAGATTGTAGATCGGGCCGTCGACGTTGAAGTCAAGAAGAATGGTACGTTCGTAGCCGTTCACGAAATCTCTGTTCCTTTCTTTGGTAATATCGTAAATGCCGAAGTCTACGAAGTTATCGCCTTTCGGATTCTTCTCGTCGTAGATCCAACCCACGATTTGACCGGCAGAAGTTCTCGGAATACCGAGCATGTCGTATACATCATTCAGGAACAAATATCCTTGAGAGCGCAATTTGTCGTTTGCATAGTTCTGCTGTTGTTTGAGATACCAGAGATTGTGCTCCGCATCTTTCTGCCAGTTGCTGCAACCGTCGTCAAAGAACTTCGCATAAGGGCTGTAACCGTTCGGATCGGCAATGTTCACGGTCTTTTTAACCTTCTTTTCGTTGCCTTTCTCGTCGGTAACCGTCTCTTCAACTTCTTTCGCTTTGATGTTGTACTTGAGCTCTTTGTCAAGCTCCTCGCCGAAGCGATCCACGACGTTCTTTCTGTAGTTCTTAAAGCTCTTATCTACCGCCGTATACGCCGCAGCCAACGCCGCATTTCTCTTACGAAGAATATTGTTCGAAGAAATAACACACGCAATAGACAGCGTGCCAAGAATAACCGAAGGCGCATATAATTTTGCAAGCTGAAGACCGGTACGAGCATATACGATAGTCTTATCCTTCTGACTGTCTTTTTTCGTATATTCTGCTCCCTCGGGAAGTTTCTCCGGATGCTCCATAACGTCCTTAATTGCCGCGATATCTTTCTTCGCCGGTTCCATAATTGCGCTCAATTTTGTTGTGGCTCTGCATGCCATCACACCGCTTGCCACAATACCGGCTACGCCGGCTACGATAAGAATTTCGGGGCTGTGTTTCTTTACGCCGAATTTTGCTTTTCCAACAAATTTGTTTACCTTGATTGGCATTTTCATAATGTTTTATTCTCCTCTTCTAATTTTTCTACGTGGTCGATCAAATGCGTCAAATACCACTGTGCCTTTTTCAAATCTTGCAGACCATTTTTCATCTTCCATCTGCACATATATTTGAGAACGTTCCCGGTGTCCGTTGCCTCGATACCTTTAAGGTCAAAAGTAAAAGCCTCGATTACATCGATAACCTCGAGGCCAGTTTCGCTTTGATAGTGAGATGGATGCGATACCATCTTGTCTTCACATTCGAACATATTTTCTCTCCGTATATGTTTTATTTAATAGGAAGTGCACGGGGAAGTTTGAGCATATACCCGTCTCTTACCCGTTGAACGTCGGCATCCCGAAGGTTTGTCCAACCGTATTTATTGTCCGTATAATTGCCGGTCAATCCGACAAGATCGTACAAATCAGCAACGCTGACGATCTGATATCTGTCGAGAATATCGTTCATGCCCGACAGTACTTCTTCTGCTTCGCCGCGAGTCGGGATGATAATATCGTCGTAATTGTACCCAACGGTTGTAACCGGTTCACGGACATCCCTACTACGAGGCTCGTCGTAGAAGCTCCGATACGACACTCTGGATGTCGTCGATCTGTTTTTTCTTGATCCGCCGTAAAGAATCATATCGACGGTATCTGTTATAGTCTTTTTGATAGTCGGAATCACGATATCGCTGATCAAATATGTTTTAACATCCTTTGCATCTTCCGATACGATATTCCGGAATACCTTACTCAGACCTCCTTTCTTTTTCACCTTGACTTGTCCGACGACAACCTTTTCTACTTTTTTCTTTTCTTCGACCGGTTGCTCGTTAGCAAGCTCTTTCGATTTGTGTGAATTCGATTGATAAATTTCCATATCCTTTCATTCCTCTCTTAAAAAATAAAACAAAAAGGAAAGTACCATGTTATTGGTACAATCCTCTTTGTCGAATTCATTCCTTTTCCGGATTTACTTCAACGTCCTCGTTCTCGTCGAATAATGGTTCGAGATCCTGCTCGACCGTGTATCCGTTTTTCTCAAGGTACTTAATCGCTTTACTCGTCTTCGCCGCTTTGATCTTGTGTTTACGTTTACGTAACAAGACAGTTACACCTGCCACTGCTACACCAACGCAAAGCACAATAATCGGAGCTTTGATAGACTTCTTGCTTTTAAGCCCGTCTACGCATACCGCATCGTTCATTGCTTCTTCTGCCACATTCATTGCTTCGTTTTCGTTTACCATAATATAATCTCCTTTGGAATTGTTTATTCCATAATACTGCTTGTTTTTTTCGCGAATTCGATATCATAAAAATGTATCGAAATTGTACCTAGGCGGCTTGTTCAAATCCATAACCAAGCACGGTTCGCCTCCGTCCGATACTTGGGCGCTGAAATGCACTTCGATAAGACCCATGCTCGAATTCCAACCCATCTTGTCGCCAAGGCTCGTATGGTTTAATCCGAGTTCGGTATATAAGTCGTTCAAAGATGCATAACAGTCGTGAAGAATACTGTTATTGATTTCGTTCACGGCTTTGTTGATCTTGTCGATATCCGATCTGAAATATCGATCGCTCATATGGTCATAGCACAAGGTATTACCTTTTTCAGTTATGATCACTTCACGATTTGATACGGGATTTTTCTCAACCCGATCTTTATTGACCTTATCCCGTATGAGCTCTTCTTTTTTCTCGCCGATCGTCTCAACAACTTTTTCACGATATTCTGTGAGCGCCGTTTCTGAAAGCTGATATGCCGTTGCAAGAACTGCATTCCGCTTAATATGTACCGTACTTGCCCCGATGAGACAGGAAATGGATACCGCCGTAGTCACGGCTGCCGGAATATAACACTTCCACGTTGTTTTAATCGTGTCCGAGAATTTGAGTTTTGTTACTTCGTCGTAATCCCGCAGATCGCCGTCTTCGTCCATCTTGCGATCAAAATATGCATTGTTGAGCTCTTCTTTCTTTTTCTCAATCAAAATCAATGCCTTCGGTGTAGCTTTGACAGCAAGAAATGTCGACGTGATCATGCCAGCAATTCCGATTCCCGTAAGAATTTCGGGACTGTGCTTTGCTAAAGACAATTTCAATCCTTTAGCGAATTTTGGCACCTTTTGTTTGTTCATATAGAATCTCCTTTCATAGTTTTATGCCGAAAGAAAAAAGAAAGAGCCAATGATGGCTCAATCTTCGTTCTTTAAATTTGCAAGTGCTTCCGATACTTTTCCTGCGATTTTGTCATCGAGTTTCTTTTCGTTAGCCCAGTTAGTTGCGACTGACGCCACAACACCAACTACGCTAGCTGCAAGTCCGATAACTTTTACCAGTTTGTTGTTCATAAAGCATTTACCTCCTTTATTTATTCCATAATACAGGCTGTTTTTTTCGCGGATTAAAACCACATATAATCCTCTACTGGAGGAGTGACCATAGTTATAGACGTAAATGGAATACCATCGCTACCTCTTGATTCCTCGTGATAGAACTCAATCCCGTCGCAACCATATTCTTTGCAGGATTGACGAGACCAGCCAATCTCGTAATCGACATCCGTGCATTTTATTCCGAGCAATTGATAGAACGTATTCAGCCCCACATAACCGTTATTATCGAGTAACTGTTTTACCGCTTTTTCGGCGTTTAATACTTCTTCCATAGTTGCATTGAACATCTGAAGTCCATAGAAGTCGAAAAATAACTGCTTTCCTTCTTCTCTTTCGAACGCATCGCTATCATCGTAATGATTCACTGCAATTGCCTCTCTTATTTTTCTGTCCGAATCCTCGCCGTATAATTCTTTCGCCTTACCGCGATATTCGTTATAAGACTGGTTAAGAATTGCATATGCACTCATCAAAGAAGCCTGAGTCTTTTTATTGAGTGCGTTCGCCCCGAAAATACACGCCAGCGTCGACAGCCCAACTGCGACCGTAGGAATATAAGCTGGAGCCACCGCTGAAACGATCTCTTTTTTGGTAAGTTTTTCGTCGGTTTCCTTCATCTCTTCGATTATTTTTTTGGCTTTGATCGTGTCTCTTGCCGACATAACTGCCGTCGCAATAACACCCGCCGCACCGATACATGTTAATATAGTTGACGAGTTCCGTTTGAGAAATCTTTTTGTATTTGGTATAAATTTGCTCATTTTTATTTGCCTCCCATATGGTCACATTTTGTTTTATCACCGCCACAACAACATCTTTCTCGATCCATTGTTCCGTAGCATCTACCTTCGGTTACCGTGATTTCGTCCGGGATAGAAGCGGTTTTCGCAAAGTAATATCCTTTCTGAAATTCAGTAGGTTTCCGTTTGTACGAATACTCACTGTAGCAATCGCATCTACCCATATTTTTATCTCCTTTCATTTAAATTTGTTTTCTGTCAAAGCAAGTCTCCCATCTTTGTTTCGCTAAAGGCTTCATTTTCAACGCCCACATAATTTGCCTAATTGTCACTGTCGGGTATAAACCGTCGGTACACTCACTAGCACGTTCGTCAAAGTATTTTTTAAAGCCAGGGTGTAAATATAACTCGTCGGTAAGCCATGGATCTATGTCGCCCCACCAAGTTAATTTTGTGTCCTTGTCAATTCTTTGCTGAACGATTGCCAGTCCTTTATCATCAATTTTAAATAGTGTACAGACGTTATATACTGGATGATTGCAATTATACGTTTCTCCGTATTTCGATAAATATATCGATGGCTTTTTGTAATGGTATCTCATAAGAAGTCTCCGGTTATTTAAGATTTGATAAATAAAACAGAAAGCCAATGTTTTGGCCTCCTGCTTTTGGTTAGTTAATCCTCATTTTTTAGGAATTAGTTTATTAACAAATCCTCTACCCATAATCGTAGTTACGGTTCCAGTCTCTTCGAACTTCAGGGTCTTGAATGTTCCCCAAATCGTAATCATAGACGGTATAACGATACCCGCTATAGCTATTCCGTTCTTGAATAATTGATCGTTCTTTTCATTAGCGATCTGCGCAAGCTTCTTCTCGTCGATCTCTCTACTTTTAGCTTTATCGGTTAAATCACCTTCTGCTTTTTTGCTTTCGATTTCTCGATCTTTGTCTTTAGCTTGCGTATCTCTTTCTAACTTCTCCATTTCAATTCTCTTGTCCATTAGCTTAGTGATACCATCAACCGTTACTTTGTACGTTTCGGAACCTCTTTCAAGGTCACCTAAATCGCTCAATTCGTTGCTGATTTCCGTGTCTAACAATTCTTTAATTTCGTCCATGTTTTTTATCTCCTTCTAATAATGTGAATGATTACATTCCATAATAGACGCTGTTAATCGTGCGAAAGGTCGGCTTTATTATCCACCTTCAACACAATACGTTTCTTGTTAGACAGAGCATCAAGATTATCGATATCGAATCGATAAAGATCCTTCACCGGATTGGAACGGTCAATTTTGAGTGTTCCGCATGTGTGTCTAAGATAAGTCATACCTACAACATTGCAGAGCAGAGACACGACCAACAACCCGTCAACAAGGATATGAATTTTGTGCATGGCATACCTCCTTTAAATTTTTTACACTACAAAAATATCATCTATTCTTGTAACCTGAGTACGGTTTCGTTAACGCTGGATTAAAAATAAGACAGAATTTTAATCTAGGTTAAAAGCAAAAGTAAGAGTCCTTAAACGGACTCAAACTCTTCAAACTCTTGAACTTCTTTTTTGTGGTCTTTTTTCCATTGAACCCACAAGTGATGTATACCGGCAGTCATACCCAATACAATTAATCCTCCGATCAGAGGCCCGATGATTTTTCCACGTTTGGCGCACTGGTTTAAGATTTTAAGCGTACGTCTGTCTACGTACCCGAAATATCCAAACTTCGTTTTGTCACCGTTGATAAAATCGTCGTAACCTTTCTTTACGAGTTCATAATCAACATCGCTTAATGCCGATAAATCTAACACTTTGTTTCCCATGATAGAAAACCTCCTTTAATAATTTCTCATAAAACTCATTGGTTATTTCGCGAAAGCAAAAAGAAAGAGTCCTTAATCGGACTCAGTCTCTTGATCTTTCTTTCTGTAATTTTTTTATTTCCTTCTTCTGCTTTTTGATAATGCTTTTAGCTGCTTTCAACTCAGTGCATTTCTTATCATAGGTTTTAATTGCATATTCGCAAACTTTCTCTAAAATAATTACGCTGCCTGTCAAAAATAACGCCGAATACATTACCGGTGCCACAAGCTTTTCGTCCATAAAATAATTACCTCCTTTATTTATTCCATAATATAATTTGTTGTTCTCACGAAAGAGAAAAGAAAGAGTCAATAATGACTCAATCTTTTAGATAACTTTTTTCATGATTTCATTGAACTCTTTACTATCCATTGTTACTTCTGCATTTACTTTGAGATTTGTATCGCCATCAATTACGTTAATATCTAATTCGTTCAGTTGTATTTTTACTTTACATCCATACTTCTTTCGAATAGATCTAGCGATAATTTTTGCTGCTATACCTCTCATAAGTCTTGTAGATAATTTCAATTTCATTTCGTCCATTTTACCTCATCCTTTATATGTTATTTCTCATTATAGGAGGTGTAAACGACACGAAAACAAAAGAAAGAGGCTAATTAAGCCTCAGTCTTTGTTGAGAGTATCTCAATTTGTTGTTTTTGCATTTTAAACAATAATGCATCGTACTTGTCCTGAATAGATATCAAGCGTTTAAGATAATCTAATTCGTCGATAGCCATATTATACATTCTGTGCGTAATGAATAATTTCGCTCTATCAATAGAATCGTTGATAGCCTTATTTGCCAGTTCTCTACTGTGTTGAGTGCAGTCTACAATTTTGTCTTCCATGTTTTATATCTCCTTTGAGTTTATTCCTCATAAGATTAGTTGTTGATTCCGCGAAAATAAAAAGAGCCCCTTAACGGGACTCCTCTTTCTTAGACTTTCGTCTGAACACTTTCTTAAATTTTTGTTTTAATGCTCGTTTAATTCGTTTGATTGTCTTCATTACATTCTCTCCATTAATCGAATTATTACATACTCTAGTTCATCGAGATTTGCCATCATATCGTTAAGCGTATCTCGTGCTTCTTTGATAGATTCGTTAATCGTGTAAATATTAAAGTCATCAGCATCGATGTTCAGCATGTCTATATCGTCTTTCAAAATATTAACCAAACCTCGAGAAAGTCTCGCCCTGGCTTTAATTTCATTCTTAGCTAATATAATCACTGTCTTCACTCCTATTCTCTTACCTGATCGAGTATCCAGAAGAATCGTCGGTACCGATCGTAATACATATCTTTGCCGCAAGGAATATCCATTCTTGTTTTCATATATGTATAGGACAATCCTTCAGTAATAGCTTTTAAAATATACTTGTATAAATCTTTGTCTGCTGTCTTTGCAGCTTCTTCAATCATCTCGATCCGTTCAGCGCATTGTGCTTTTAACATTGCATACCTAGCTGTAGGATCAGACGGAATATTACTCGAATGAATTTGTTCAAATGTGGATGCTGATATGCATGGTTCCTCGTACATGCGATATGTTTCCTTCCAAATTGGATATTGTAAACAAAAATGCTTTAATTCATAGTATCGGTGCCGGTCAATCCAGTATTTGTTCTTTTCGGATATTTCTGGACGTATTGCTGTTGCCATTTTGAATTTTCTCCCTTGCTTTCACAAATTTAATAGTTATTTTTGCATCATGTTTTTTGCTTAAAATTTCACTTAAAATTGTCTCGATTTTACATATAATGTCTCGATTAGACACTGACACCTTTTCACCTCTTTTCTTTGTGTCTTTTTAAGACACTTTTAAGATAACATGGGTCTTTTGGACTAGTCAATACCCTAAAAAGCAAATTATTTGATTTTAAAGACACCAGAATGTAAAATAAAGATACTTAATCAAGGAGGTAATAAAGTGGAGTTAGGACGTTTAATAAAGGAAGCTAGAAAAGCGAAAGGAATGACGCAGCAAGAATTAGGAGATATCGTTGGTCTTCAGAAATCTGCAATAGCAAAATACGAAAGCGGTCGTGTTGTCAACATAAAAAGAAGCACTCTACAAAAGATAGCGAGTGCTTTAAACATCCGACCATCTGAATTAATCTTTGACGAAACTCCGAAAGAATCAGCAGATTTTCACGTAAGAATCATTACTGACTTTGAATTAATGGATGCGTTGAGAGACTATTACAAGCTTAGTTCGGACAACCAGAAAATGGTTAGAGATCTTATCTATAATTTAAAAAAGAATGATTGTTAAAAGTTAAGAAAATAATTTATTTGCGAATTCGTATAAATATACGATTTCGTTCTCGCTTAATTTTTCGATCAATTCTAATAAGTCTTGTTTCATAAATAGAAAAACTCCTCTCAACTGTTTATCTAGAACAAATGTTCTGAAAACATTATAGTGACTGAGGCGTATAAAAGCAACGTGAAAATGTTTCCATTAAGGAGGTGATGCGAGAATATATTTTAGCTGCAAGACATCACTATAAAGGAGACAGGAAAATGGGGATTTTAAGAGTAGGTTTATACGAGCGTGTTTCAACAACAGAGCAAAGTTTGAATGGGTATTCTATTGAAACACAAATTAGTAATTTAGAAGAATATGCTAAAAAGAACAAAATGAAAATAGTAGATCATTATACAGATGAAGGGATTAGTGGAGCTAAACCGCCATTGAAAAGACCAGCTTTAAAGCGTTTACTTGAAGACGTCAAAGCCGGAAAGATAGATATGATTCTATTTACAAAACTCGATAGATGGTTTCGATCTGTAAAAGAATATTTCAAAGTTCAAGAGATTCTCGACAAATATAAAGTTCAATGGAAAGCTATTCAAGAAGATTATGATACTTCTACTGCAAATGGTCAGATGTCGATCACGATATTCTTAGCTGTCGCCCAGAACGAAAGAGATCGTACTGCTGAGCGTATCAAAGTCGTATTAGAGCATAAACGTAAAAATAAAGAGGCTTGCTTCGGTGGTAATGCTATTCCGTTAGGATACATGAAAGAACCGGATGAAGACGGAGTAATGCGTCTCGTAAAAGATCCGGAAACACAACAAGCTGTGCAAGAGTTTTGGGATATAATGATCGAGTCTAATAACTTGAATAAGGCAATTCGTCATATGGTTAATGTTTACGGTATAAATAAGGATTGGAAGTCTTGGATGAGAATGACTCGAAGTGATTTTTATTGCGGAATACATCGAGGTGTGCAAGACTTCTGTGAACCGTATGTAACCCCTGAAGATTTTCTTCGACTCCATGAAAAGAGACCTCAGAAAGCGACACCGACCGGAAGAACATATCTTCTTAGAGGGTTAATACGGTGTCCGGAATGCGGAAACAAATTATGTGGAGATGCCGACACACGGAAATCTAAGGTTTATAAAACATATCGCTGTGCATATCGAGCAAGGGGTTGCAGTAATCACGGAAGTTATTCTGAGCTGAAACTCGAGAAGCAGCTACTTACGAGACTTGATGAATTCTTACGAGATGAAATAGCACTCGCCGAAATAGAGCTTTCTAAGCCGAAACCAAAACCATCTGTCGATGTGAAAGCTTTGAAAGAGAAACAACGTCGTCTGACTGTAGCATATATGGCTGGTAATAAATCAGATGACGAATATCTTCAAGAAGATCGTGAACTTAAAGTGTTAATTGAAAAGGCAGAAAAGACCGCTCCGCCTGAGCCACGAAATATAGAACCCCTGAAAGAGCTTCTAAATAGTGACTTTAGATCTTTGTACGAAGGCTTGATAGAAGAAGAAAAACAACTCTTCTGGGCAAGGCTGATACAAGAGATTAAGTTAGATGGAAAGACCATCAAACGGGTCATATTTTTTTAAATAAAAATCCGGTGTATCTGTACATAGTCAACTGACGTTGTCCGGTTACACCGGAAAAATAAAAGGAGTAGAAACCTATGCGTGACAAGGATTTGAAGAGTAAAGAGGAAAGAATATGGGAGATGTACATTAAAGCTTATATATCAGAGACACAGTTTTACAAGATGTTAGAACGTATTAAGAAAGAGGTGAAAACAGATGAAGAAAACATATAAATTCGAAAACGCAACGATAACCGTTAGAGGAGAAGTCAGCAAAGAACGTTTGGAGAAAGCGACTATCGAACTTGTAAAAGCGGCAAGAAAACAAAAAGAAAATAAGAAGTAAAATTAAAAAGAAAAGGGAGTGCTATATTAGCGACTCCCTATCTCTTTGTTTACTTATCCATTTTGAGGTCTTCAATGTCTTCGGCCATATGAGTTATCATGCCGTTTCCATGAAGATCGTGATAAGCCTTATACATTTGAGTCCAATTCTCATACTCGGTCGAAGTTATATGTTTCTCCTCGACATATATGTCGTGATACTCCATTAACTTAGAACGAAGCAAGCATTTCACTCCATCCTTTAACGCAGTAAGAGTCTTTTTCTCCTCTTCGCTTTTTTCTTGCTTAAGCCGGTGATTCTCTTTTATCGAATTCTTTAACAAGAATCCGAGAACCGCTGCCACAACACTTACAATTCCGGAAAATACAATCTCGATCATTTTTGTTTATCGTCTCGATCCTCCGCTGGTTTGTCCTTAGCCTCTTTGTCTTTCTTCGATTCGGCTTTTAACTCCTTCATATACTCATCTGCCTTAAGAGCAGCGGACGTGAACGAGTTATTCTTCCACCAAGCCCAAACAGTTGCCGCAACCGTACAGATAGCAGACACTGCTTGATAAATGTCGTTCTCACTGAACGGAAGAGGATTCTTTCCGAATGCAGACAGTAGAGTGTTTGCAAGGGTTAAAATAAGAACGCCGGTTCTGATAATTGTTTCTTTCGAAATCTTTTTCATTTCTGTTCCTCCTCTTTTTCTTCCTGTTTCTTAGCAGCCTGTGCTTCGGCTTGTTTTGCTTCCAGCGCTAATTGCTCGGTGAACACCATGCATTGCGCCATCAGTTTCGTGTTCTCGCCTTTGGTCTCGATGAGAGCAAGGGTGTTATACAACTTGATAAGATTTTCAGACAACATATTTTATCTCCTTTAAATAAATAATTTTTCAATATCGCTATCATTATTAGCATCATTGTTTGTTTGATTGAATAAATCTTCGATCTCGCTATTGCTAACTTCTTCATAACCACCGAAGTCGGTCTCGATATTCGAAAGCCGTCCATTCAAATCTTGAATGAGTTTAAGAAGTGCCGGAATAATTATGTTACTATTCCACATCTCAGGAACCGATTCACCATTCTCGTTTGTGATATGCTCAACGGCGCAAGGCAAGACGTCTACCAAATCCTCGACCACGAAGCCGTACAAATACTGACCACATCTCTCGTCTTCTCCACAAAGATATCCAGGTTTGTACTTAAACTTCTTAACCGGAAGATTATATAATCCGCTGAAGCAGCTTAAATCAGCTACAGTTATATCTTCTTTGTATCTCTGTGACGAAGAGGTAGAACGACCAAATATACCATTCGCCGTAACATACATATTTCCTGCGGAAGAATACGTACGATTGTATGCCATGTACGAACCGATAAAACGTGAAGTACTATCAGCACCACCGAACAACCAGATAGATGTCGTGTTATTGGATGCTAGGTCGTTTCCAGATGTAAATTTGAATGCATTACCAGTAGTAGTCGTATCTACTGCTTTTGCTCGATAATACATAACTGAACCGTTATTTCCGAATATGTATTTTCCATCTTCATCTCTTCCACAAAGATTTTCGTTAGATCCTCCAACGATCATTCTCAGACCGTTGTACACACCGCTTTCGTTACCGATGTAAATATTCGACCAACCTAAAGAACCGGCTTTACCTAAGGCAAGTGATGCGTTAGATGCCGGCACAAATGCATTATTAACAATTATGGTTCCGCCTGCTTTTGCTAAAAGATTTATAGCATCGCCGCCATAAATATTCGTACTACCTTTGCCAGTAACATATCGAGCATACCCAACAATCGTATTACCAACATTATTTTTGGCGTCGAAACAAGTTTCACCAGTACTGTCTTTAATATCAACACTTTTACCTCGCAGATTGATTACGTCGCCAGCATAGATATTTGTATCGCCGCTTTTCTTTTTATACAGATGGTAACCTATTGACATGTTGCCATTTGCATTTTGAGCATCAAAAGCAACAGATCCATCCATCGCTATTACGATACCTTTCTTGGTTGTTAAACGTATTTTGTTACCATATATAATGGTGTAATCATTACTTGATGCAGTGGCATTTTTATATCGTCCGTAGCCCAACGTTAAATTTCCGGCAATAGTATTCAGATCAAGAACTGACCGTCCGTCCTTATCGAATATCTTTCCATTAAGAGTGAAATCAGTATTCGAAATGAAACTCGAAGAATTGATGATAACGTTATCAGTTCGCACACCGCCTGAGAAATATACGGGATTAGCACTTTCGATCTTAACTACTGTAGCTGCTTGATTAACGGATATCGTTTGTGATGAACCACCGGTTGTTTCGCTTGTAGTACCAGAATCGTCTTCAGTTGTCTCCGTATCGCTACTTGTAGAAGTGGTTGCCGACGTTACACCCGTGAAAGTTTTGTTTGTAGATATAAACTTTGCAAGTACGGTCGTGCCAGTCCTTAATGAAATAGACGCGCCGGTGGTTTCAGACTTGAGCTGAATGTTTCCTCCGAGCGTTCCAGTACGATCGCCGACTATAAGACCGTCTGCCGCCGTCAAACTCATGAAGTTAGTAGCCGTCTTAGAAGCATCGGTTAAAGCGGTTGCTAAATTCTGGTTAGCTCCAAAGATAATGCTATCCGCAGCTATTTGAAGCTTCGAGTTACCGTTTGTGTCGATGATGTATTTCAGATAATTCGTAGCATCACCAAAGAACAGTTGCCCATCACTTCCAAGGTAAATACCTCTCGTAGTATTGCTGGGTGAGGACTTAACTCCAGAGTATAACGAATCTTCAGATATTTTAAAGCCGCCGATCGTTGCTCCGAATGCTTGAAGGTCGGTTACGTTAATTTTAGACGCTGTGATCGACTTAGCTTTGATGACTGTGCCGTTCAAACTATTCTGGTCAGTTTGCTCCGTTTCCACCGTAGCTCCGTCTGTATTCAGTTTGTAATATAATCCATCAGTGCCCTTGATTATGAGTCTATCCGCCACAAGAGTATTCGCTAAAACGAGGTCGCCGCTGATTTTAACACCGGATAATTCACCAGTTATAACTCCATTTTGAAGTACAGCGTCTTTAATAATACCTGAGTTAGCATAGAACTCTTTCATCGTAGCTTTGGTGATGTTTGAGAAGTCTATGTTAGCGTATTTACCTTCGATGTCTGTTACAGATATTTTTTCAGCTTGGAGTTTCGTAATGTTCGCTTCTACTGCATTCAATTGCCTATTAACTGTTACGATATCCGCATTAAGCGTCTCGATGTTTGCGGTATGAGCACTCAAAGTGCCATTAATTGTCACATTAGCGGCTTCCAACTCACCGATTCTTGCCTCAGCAGCATTCAGCTTTGACACGTCTATAACTTCATCTTTTCGAGGAGCTGGTGATGTTGTATTGCCTGTAACTATTGCTTCGTGATTTTTTAACAGGATAGACACTCGGTCATCTTTTCTAAGAACTACGGAAGTGTTTACCGGCGTAGGAGTGTCCGAACCGTCAATCAATACCATACTCACGTCTTCTTGAACAGTCCCATAAACGATTGTTTCAGTTATATCTTTCGACGTATCCTTAGTCGCTTTTACGAATTGAGATATTAAATCACTTGATAACGCCATGAAATATCACCTCCATAATTCAGCAGTAAATACGACTTTTTCTGTAACCTGACAACCGGGCTCGCATTTTATAGATTGACTAACGACTTTTGCTTTAATGTGCTTTAAGCCGGCTCTCGAATAGTTGAGCATAACACAATCTCCAACTCTAACCGGGCAATAGCCATGCGTATACGTAACCGAGTATTCGATCGTCGATGCTTCTTTAAGAACTCTAGTTGCATATTCCTCAACTTCTTCTTGACTAGGGACACCCACGAAAGTGGGGTCAGTTATCCTTTGCGCTATTTCTCGTCCTCTGTTTACAGTTGAAGTAGGACTATTTGGATCGTCATTTACTTTTTTAGAGTAAAATTTCTTTAACCCATTCGAGTATATAACTTCTACAACGTTCGGAATCCCGTATATATCTCGATTGATCGTAACGTCCGGTTGAAGAATTGAACTGTTGTCATCATTATAAGTCCATACCGGTTGTAACTTCGCAGTCTCTTGATCTGGCTTAAACATAATGCGTCCCATCTCGTCGAGATCGAACTTGTACTTAGCATTCGCCATTAAGTCAGATAAGAACTTAAGCCATGTGTCATCTGCATTAGCAACAAAGCTGTTTGTTAGTTTTTTATCGTGATCCACGGGAACGACTTTAGCTCGAGCATGCTCATCTGTTAACCGATGTACGAAATTCATTATCGGTTCGTCATTAGCCATCTTTCCGTCAGATCCTACGTAAGGTTTCAAAATTGAATAGCCCAAAGGGGGCTGTTTTTCTTTTAATTCGAGTAATGGAGTATAAGCATCCACGGATATGCTCTTAACCTTTCCATCGAAACCGGACGAAGGGGTTTGAGCAAGAAATGTACCCAATGGATGCTTCTCTTTAACTCCATTTTGAATTGTAACAAGGTAAACCCTTATGTACACTTCATCAATAGGCTCTGTTATATCAAGAGTAGCTGAGCCAAGAGTTTCAGCAGTCGAATCTCTGTTTATCGTGCATGACGTAACGTATTCTAAAAGCTTGTCATCTTTCCACGTTACTGGATCGACCGTGTAGTATTCATACGTCTGTTGCATAGACGATAACCAGTCTGCCATATTATTTACCTCCTTCTACTCTCGTTATAGTTATTGTTATGGGTATCGTTAACTCTTTGTGAGTCTGGGAGAACGACACTGCAATGCTCGCCCAATATCCGCTACCGGACGGTTCTCGTACGTATACGTCACCAGTCCATATAGCTAAACGTCTAAGGGCGTATAAAGTTCGTAAATCTTCTTTTGGTATTTCCATTGTCCAGCTCGATGTGGAGCCGAGTTGCGTACCGTAATAGCTTACGGGATACTTTCTGCCGATGTACTTAACTAAGGAAACATCCACTTGATTATCATCCGAAACATCGATGTTATACGGGAGCTTAATCAGTGAACCACTCCACGAAGGTTGATCCAGCTCATCAGAGTAAGTAATTCCGTCGATCTCATAGAATTTGTCGTCTGTAAGATCGAAATTCTGCCACTCTTCGTCCCATTGAATGATGACCGAAGTCTCATTAATAGGGTAGCCAGGAACATCATAATAGCTTATTGCTCCGCTGGAAGAATCCGTAGCGACTATTCTGTATCTCGCATAATCCAGTGAAGGATGCGGATCAGTAATGTATGTACGCTCAGTATTGTTTATCCCAGTAGCTAATTCGGTGAACGAGCCATCGAATTCTCTTCTGTAAACAGATAATATAATTCCGTCTATAAGTGCACCGCTTTCAGTTTGACAATACGGTCTTATCGATGTAGTAAAGCTTTCTTCGTCATACGTAATTTCAGCGTCAGGCCAATACTCGGCATCTGCTAAAGCCACCGTAAATTCCGCAGATGATTCTCCAGACAATCCAGAGTTCATACCTACGTTGACGGTAACCGTATAGCTGATATTATTCTTCAGATTTATATCGCTTGCCATAATCGGAACTGTCAAAACTCGAGATGTGTCGTCTATTCTTTTGTAATAAACTTCACTTCCTTCACCGATTCGTATAGTGTTTCCTGCTTCGTCGATGTCCTCATATGTCTCATTTGCCGTAATGGAAATAGAATATCCAATAGGCGTCTGAGTGTTCGGACCCGACCGAATTGCAAGATTAAACGGAAACGCAGTAAGCTCCTCGATCGATTCTCCAGTATGATCTGCCACATTGACTTCTACGGTCGGCGGTGCATATACATCAATTGTTCTTTCGGTCGACCAATCGCTGTAAATATATTTACCATCCGTATCTTTAAGAATGCCGGCGGTTTTTACTTTCCATCGTATCGAAGTGCCTTCTGTGTATTGCGAAGTATCTACTGAATATGATTCTGTACTTCCAGAAGCACTAATATCAGTCAAGACCCAAGTGGCATCGGAATATTTAAACGTAACTATAGATCCTGCCGCCCAATATAAAGAGTTAAAAGAATCAGTCACAGTTACATCAATAGCTCCGAGATCATTGACGTTCAATTTAATGCTTGAACCGGTGTTAACATATAATGCATACACCTTGATTACTGCGCCTTCTTTCAAATCAGACGAGGAGAAATCGAGTATAGATACTACTTTTGTACTCTGATTATCAGTTGACACACAATTTCCAAAGAACGTTGTTTCTATTTTTGTAGCCCCATTTACCGTTAATTGTAATTGAGATCTTGTCTGACGAGAGCCGTCTTGCGAATTATGCACCCAATATAACGTTAAAGGATCTCCGACTTTTACCGTCGTTTGCGAAGACCATGTTGTAGGTGCCGCAGGTGCTCCAGCTAATGTTATTGATTTGATTTCAGACCAAGCCGATTCTTTACTACCTTTTATTGATCGTACTCTGAAGAAATATGTATTCCCCCAAACAAGATTTTGAATCTGAGCATACCCAACTGTTACTTTTTGTGATTGAACTCCACTTGGATTACTGTCAAAAAATCTTTTTGTAGCAGTATACTGAACTTCATAACTATCAACGCCGCCAACATCATACCAGTTAACTTGTACAGTTGTGTTATTCAGAGCATATATTAAATAGATACCTTCACTAGCAGCAGGCATCGAGATTATATACTCTGATGGATCTGACCATTCACTTTTTAACGAACCCTTAACTGATCTGGACCTAACTGTGTATTGACTCCCGGCAGCCAAAGTACAAGAATACGAGGCTTTTTTATTCGTGATTGTTGCGGTGCCAGTTCTATATTTAGGTCCGCCAACTTTCGTAATCTCAAACTCTATCTTGTCTGCGTTCAGTTCAAGATTACTTAACGTGATTGTTAGTTTGAAATCTTTTAAAGCAAGAATAGCATTTGGATCACCTGTAATTTTAGGTATTGGTGGAGTTATAGGTTGTTCTACAAAGTAGTACCGCTTTACCGTCGACCAATCTGCTGTCCAATACTTTACTTCTTGATTTTTCTTTGTTTTATACGTTTTAGAGATGGGGCGGACTTGAAATGCTACGCTAATAGCATTGTCGGGTGCACTGTAAAGGCTTTGTCTAACCGTTACGGTTTCTTTACTCCCTATGAACCCAACCCCATCTCCGGTGGCGTATACCCACTTTGCTTCGTAACTCGCTGTGTTGCTTTTGTCCCAAGCCCACGTAGCGAACACTGTTCTTTCTGTATTCGACTGAAGACCAAAATTCGTGATCTTGGCTTTCTGCGAAGTGTTCTTTGTTTTAGGGGCAGCCGTTCCAGATATAATGATTACTTGGCCGACGTATATTCGGTCTTTATCTACGATGTCCGGATTCAACTCGAGTAATTTGGAGACAGTTGTGCTTTTTGCCTTCGCAATACCCGAGAGAGTATCCCCTTTTACGACTTTATACGTAACATTGGCCATATGAATTATATCCTCCTTTCTATTCTTGCTGCTCTTATTAAGTTTTCAACGGCGGAGGAAACAGCAGTTCCATCGTCGTAAGTTACTCCGTTAATGTTATACACATTTCCAGACCCTCCCGAAATCCTACGACCAAGATCTTTGATCGCAGAGATAACATCGGTAGATCCATTTTGACCTCTATTGACCGAAGCTCCAATTGCATTAGCATTCGCCAGGACGCCGACCGCCGGATTGAATCCGAACAAGTCGTCTACTTCACTTGCGCCGGCTTCGACTTCGCTGAGATCAAGAACCGGTCTGATTGTAGGCTGTGCGTCTGCATCTATAACACTCGGAATAGCACTCAAGGCATCGGTCAAAGAATTCGAAGTCTCTTTTGCAACATTTGTAGCCGCATTACCGGCTTTATCTGCATACTTGTTCAAGCCAACCGCCAAACCTTCGTCAATGTAACGACCTGCTTCAGCAGCTTTCTTTGAAGGCGAGTGAATTCCGAAGAATCCAGTAACCTTACCCCAAACCTTCTTAACACCGCCGAGTAACGAATCTTTAACCGTACCCAGCGAACTTTTTATACCCTTAGCAAATCCGGACATTATCTGCTTACCAGCTTCGACAAAGTTGCCAGCAAATGCACCGATGGCTTCGGCACATGCACCAAGCAAGTTGTTTATCGCATCGATAACAAGCGGCGTATTTTCTCGTATCGAATTAGCCAAACCGTTTATTAATTCGATGGCCATTGTAAACGCCGCATCGATAATCTTAGGTATTGTGCTTAATATCCCCTCTATGAGCGATAACACAAGATTTACGCCGGCATCTATAACCCTGCCTAAATTACTTGCAATACCATTAAGGAAATTAACTACGAGATTTATGCCAGCTTCTATTATCTTGCCGATATTTTGCGCAATTCCGTTAAGCAATCCGACCACAAGCTTTATGCCTGCATCAACCAGCTTTGGAATGAAGCTTACAAGTGCTTTCAACAAGGCTTCAAGCAATGTAAACACTGCTTTGACAATAGCCGGAACTGCTTCGGTAAAAGCGTTCGCTAACGAAACTAGAATTGTTTTGACAGCATTAAATATAGCTTTACCTGACGACGCTATGGTGTTAAGTATTAATACTATACCGCTACCTATCGCCGCTATAATTGTCGGTATCAAACCAATAATACCGGTAATAATGATCGTCAGCCCAGCAACAATTGAAGCTGCACCAGCAGTTAATGACACCGATAAAGCCGTAAGACCTGTTGCTATCGCAGTGAGTCCGATACCAAAAGCAAGGGTAGCTATACCGACTAACGCTAACGCCCCAGCCAAACCCAATATAGGAACGATAGCTCCGCTTAACAATATACCAGCAGCACCGATGATCACGAATGCCCCAGCTATTGCTACTAGTCCTTTAATGATACTTTCCCAACTCATTGTGCCGAGTAATACCAACGGAGGAACTAACAGGTTTATAGCCGCAGCCATTATAACCATTGCAGCAGCACCGATTATCGCTTTTGGACCGATCGCTGCCATAACAGCCAGAACACCGGCCATCAATGCAAGAGTAGCGCCGATGCCGGTTAGACTTTTCCAGATACTATCCCACCCCATACTGCCTACAATCTTCAATGCGATAGCAATAAGGATAAGAGAATTAGCCATTATCAGAATCGAAGCAGCACCAAGATTGAACGTGCTGATTTTCGACATTATAGCCATAGCCGCCAGTAATATAACAAATATACCAGCCATAGCGGTTATACTTCTTCCAATATCAGACCAACTCATCGTCGCTAATATCTTGAGAGCTGATGCAAAGATGACCAGCGAAACTGCTATGACAAACACTTTAGTTGCGCCTTTACCAGCTTTATATATATACGACATTTGAGTCAATGCAACTACGAGGATAGAAAACACCCCGGCCATAGCTACTAAGCTTTTAGCCATGTCGCCCCAACTCATCGTCGCTAATATCTTGAGAGCCGATGCAAAGATGACTAACGACGTTGCAATAACGAATAATTTGCTTGCGCCTTTACCCATCTTGTCTATCTTGGACATATAGGTTAACGCTGTAATTAAAATCGCAAACGTTGCCGCCAAACCAAGTAAACTTTTTGCTAAATCACCCCAGCTAATGCTCGATAATACTTTCAATGCTGCAGAAAGAATAAGTACTGCGGTAGACATACTAAGCATAGCCGTAGACGCTTTGAACACGCCTTTGACACTTCCGCTAATTCTAGCGAACACTGCCATAGCGCCCATCAGTTCGGCAAACAACGCTGTCATTGCCCCAAGAGAAGCCGCCAACTTGGCAGGTTCAATCGTAGAAATAACAAGTATTGCCGCCGCTAAGATGGCGATTGCTCCGGCTATCTTAAGCAGGGTTTTCGCTTGAAGCTCGTTTTGCCAAGACTTAAGTGCATCGCCGACCGAACCGAAGATTGCTTTAACGCTGTCAAGTATTCCGGATAAGCCTTCTAACGGATTCTTAAGATTAGAGATAAAATCTTTGAGTTTCTTAAGAATCATAACAAGTAGACCACCGCTTACAATAGCAGTTAGACTTGTTAAATCTCCATTTTGAAATGCTTCCTTCAAACCGTCAGCCACACTTGAAAGCACTTGTTTAACTTTGCTTCCGATCCATTGAAGAACCTTCCAGATGCCTTTCAGTAACGATAAGAACGCCTTAAAACCGGGCGCTACCAGTTTCTGATTAACCTGTCCGAGTACGTCAACGAATCTGTTGAATACTGTTTTTAATATGTCGGCAATCTTTCCAAGAATGTTTCCGAATGTATTCGACTCTTTGATCGAATCTCTCAGACCAACGATGTAATTGCCGATTGCGCCTGTCGCACCGAGTATACCTCCACTAAGTTGCGAGACGCCGCCAAACAATTTAGCTACAGCGGAGATTACACTTTTGATAATGGTCAGACCAATATCGATTATGGCGAAGAATCCTTTGAATGTAGCTTTCAGGTTAGCAGCATTCTTCTCGCTAAGTTTGAGCTTCTCGGTGAACGACTTAATACTCTTTGTTATCTTAATTAATTGATCAGCCGTAGTCTTCGGGAAGATCTCCCGGAATGCTTCTTTGATTGGTCTAATTACGCTGAGAAGACCTTTGAAAACGTTCTTGATAGAATCAATCGCCATTCCACGACCGCCAGCATCAGACCACGCTTGAAGCATATTATTACGTGCTTCCGCTGATTTGTTTAACGCTTCACTGAAGTAATCAGAAACGCTCGTCCACAAAGCTTTGGCTTCTTCAAAGTCACCAATCAAGATTTCCCAAGTTTGAGTCCATCCTGACTGAGCCGCTTCCTTAAGCGTGTCCATTAACTGAGTGAAGGTCTTTACTTTCGTAGCTGCATCGTTCGCCGTTTGACCAAGTTTAATGATTTCTTTAATCTGGTCTTCCGTGTAGCCCATCTCTTTAAGCTGAGCTTCGGACAAGTCACCAGTGAACTTCGCTAAAGTCTTAGTCAATACTTCAGAAGTAAGCCAACCTTCCTGTAACGTTTCTCTGAAAGAGCCATGCTTCTCGATCATGTCATCGATGGCAACGCCGCTTACTCGAGCCGTCTCTTTTAAAGCGTCTTGGAATACCTGGCCGCCCATACCAGCATTTACAACCGAGTTCCAGTCCATAAGCTGAACTTTGCCGGCCGCTAATGCCTGAGAAAGCTGGTACATTGCAGTGGATGCCTGCATAGACGTCGAACCGGAAACAGCCGCCAAGTTAGCGATACCCTTAATTGCAGATACTGAAGTATCCAGATCTACACCTGCCGCCGTGAATGTACCAATGTTTCTGGTCATCTCGGTAAAGTTGTAGATCGTCATATCAGCGTAATGATTCAACTCATCGAGAGCATCATTAACCTGCTCGAGCGTCGTACCTTTACTTGATGTGTTAGCCAGAATCGTTTGTACTGCGTTAATCTGGGTTTCGTATTCTTGGAGACCTGTTTTAACAGGGTCGATAGTAAACGCCGAAACAATCCGCTTACCGGTATCGATAGCGGCGTTGGTTATACGCATTAACGCAGTTGCCGCTACGACTTGCATGGCACTGAACTTCATTCCTACCGCTTCGACTGCTTGCCCAAGCGGACCCATGTTCATGCCTTTTACCGTAGAATTGACTTCTTCCAGACCTTTGGCTGCGCCTGGAAGGTGCAAACTACGCTTTAATTTATCCAGAGTATTTAAACTAGTCTGGACATTTTTCTCGAAGTTTTTGTTATCGAATTGCATTGATACAACTCTTTCATCAACTTCTTTACTCATATCATAGTTACCTCCTTCCATGCGTCATTTGCCATTTCATCAAAAAGAGGCTGAATCGCAGGATTGATGTAATCTCTCCCTTCGACCCAACCTCCATTTCTCGTTCCGTGACCATATTGTAGAATAATAGCAATAGGAACTCCATTTTGAATGTTTGAGTTACAAAACGAAATTCGCACTGCTCCGTTCTCTTTTATGATTTCGTAATACCACGAATTCGCTGTTTTGCCGGTAGCAACAGGAGTAGCTTTTGATAAAGCAGCAACCCCCTTCTTACCATACTTATCTAAATCTTTAATCTTTGCTGCTTTTTCAACCCGTTGGAAATAATGTGTTACTTTAGAGAAGTCACCTTTCTGTTTGATACGTATCATGGTTAAACTCCTTGTAAATTAACATTCCGACATTACTGTCAACCCTTAGAGTTAAGCTGCTTTCTTCTCTTTGCATTTAACGAAGCATTGCGAGCCATTAATTCGCCCCTGCTCATCTTCTTAGCCGGTTTGTTTTTAATATCGCACACTCGTATCAGAGTCATAAGACGATTGAGATGCCACTTTTGACATTCGAAAGGAATGTTGTAAGCGATCATCCAATAATAGATCAACTCTGATGTCACCTGCTCACGGTTCATAGATCCGGAATTCCCATCTGAGAACCATGTCGCTGTCATAGGTGACGATATGTACTCCTGTATCTGATCTATGTTCTCTGTAGAAAGATACTTGTAGACTTCGGGATTGACGTTTTGGGTTATCGTCATGCATTTTATATAATCAATGGTTTCTTCGTTTGTTTTCTCTTTCTTAGAAAGAAACGTTTTACACCACTTTGCTTCCCATTTCGAAACAGAAACAAGCGAATGCTCCAGTTGTAATACTTGCTCCTTTGTTGTAATGAATTCATTCTTTGCTTCATCCCATAATTCTCGGGACGGTATTGTTATCTGGAGCATTAGCTCGCCTCCTGATTAAAATTTTCTTATAACTTCACCTAATCTATCAGCTCTACGTTCGGTGTAAAAATTATAATAACTTATGTTATTCTTTCGCCTGTATTTATCAAAGAATGCCGCCCAACAAAAAGATGGTACACCGATGACTAATAAAAACAAGGGGCCTAGACAATTTCCATCTAAATAATGACCGTATTCATGCCTTAATGCCGAATAGTCGTCTTTAGGCGAAATAAAAATAAACCGGCCGAGAGATAAACCACAGCCAGATTTCCAGTACGTAACCAATGTATTATTATAGCGCTCTGATTTTGCACCTTGGCATTTAGTAATCACCAAAACTATAAGACCGGCAATATTCTGCGGTAAACACCACAAGAATAGTAGAGTTTGTTTTAATGCATGTAATATCATTAACTCACCTCTTTAATTTTAAAATAACGGTTCGACATCATCACTTTCGATACTGAGGTATTCACGTATAGCAGTATAAGAATTATTGCCAATACATACCGCTCCGCCACATTGATAAACGCCATTTGTATTATCTATAAAAACTTGTAAAGTCCCAATTACATTATCAATATTACTTGAATATGCAGTATAGCTTCCATCCTCAATTTCGTTTGTATTCGTGAACGGTTCACTCTGATCGCTTTCTACTGTAAATAAAAACTGTCCTTGATCGTTCTCAACACTGGTTACAAAATGTATAGTATGCTTGTATTTTTTTTTATTGATTCTATAAAAACTATCCGTATCGAGGTCATAATAAATAACACCCGAACTATCGCCTTGAATGGTTGCTTTTGAAATATAATCATTTAAGTCATATGTATTATCATACTTATCCCACTTCTTAGTCGATATAGTAATATAGATTCCGCTTATGTATCCGCTCTCACCTAAATGCATATAAAAAAGACGATCAGATTTAACTTGGTTGTCAACTAACCGATATATTTTGCTGTTGAAAGTAATTGTGTTGTTTCTATCTGCTAACAAAATTGCAAGATCCTCAGCATAGATAGGTGTTTTAGTCGTATAAGCCCGACTATTAAAATTTACCGTTTTTGTACCTCCGCCAGAGCTCGAAATTGTTTCGTCGAGTTTAGCTTTGAACGTTCTAAGATTATCTAATGTTATTAGCTTAGACATTTTGTTTACCTCCTAATAAATTAAGCGAACAACGCTTCTATATCGGTATCAGCCGCTTCAGTCAAACCGTCTAACTTTGTTTTGTCAGCCGCACTCATCAGACCTGCTGCTGAGGTGCTCGCTGAGGAAACGGTTTTCTTCGTAGCAGTAATTTTTCCGTTATAGCTCTGTGAGATACTATCGATAAACGCTACTGCGTTTCCGCTTGCGGTCGGGGCAGATACTTCCAAATTAGTTACTGTAAAAGTAAGTGTGTTGCCTCCTTTTGTGACGGCGGTAAAAACACCCAGTGGTGCACCACTCGTTTTGATATTGTTAACATAATCTGTTAAATCGATATCTGTATTGCCGATCTTCTCCCAAGCATATGTATTCTCCTGAGGATTTTCGTTGTTAACATATGTGCAAATTGTTATGTATTCATCATAGTAGTTTTGAGCCTCTGAATCGACGTTATTATCATCGTGAGCATTGTGCTCCACAAGATAAATCCTCCCCATAGTCTCAGGACCTGCAGGAGGTAAGGAATCTCCGTCGGGTAACTTCTCATACTGGAAAAAACTTACAGATGCAATAGCCGAATCGACATAATCTTTAACACCGCCAGAGGTCACGTAATTATCCGAATTATTCGTCGGCACTCTGTCCATGGTGCAATTTTCGACGTTTCCGAGTCCTACATCCGATTTGTGTATAACGCTCTGGTATGCCAAAGCACCAAGACCACTTACGGCTACGTCTTTACCGTCTACAGAAATTGTGCCGCGTGCGCTACCTGTTGTGATCTTCTGATGTTCCTGTATTGATACGGAGGCTTTATCCAATGCTGCCTGAACGCCGGCGGAAAGGTCACTTTTCGGAATTCCATCAGATGGTTTACTATACTTAGCATTTGCTGTTGATTTAGCTTCAGTCGCTGCTGTATTAGCGGCATTTGCAGCGTTCATTGCCTCGGTGTGTTTATTTTCGATTATCGTGTCGTACTTAGTTTTGAACGTTGCCAGATTACCCAAAGTAATAAATTTTGCCATGATTTTTTCACGCTCCTTGTCTTTTAAAATAAATTGTTGATATCTTGTTCTTCGGCAATATCAACGATTGTTGCCGTTGTGATTGCATCTGTCACGGCTTTTTGCGACATTACATCAGTCGTACTTTGTCCGGTAGTCTGAACGACCGACGCAACAGAGACAGGTTCAACATCTCCTGTGTCCAGTGCAAATACACTTGCTACTTCTTCGGAGGTAGCAAATTCTCGCTCGATATAACGCTCATCAACGATTGCCGGAATGGTAACATTTTTAAGCTCCGTTTCCAGCTCGTCAAGATTGTTGACAATATAGTTCTCCCATTTGAGAAGCTCGTCTGCATATACCTCGGCTACGGAGTTGTTATTGTTAATACCTGGCGCAATTGTGATTAAGCTGTAAACGGAACTATTCCAGCGATATAAAGTTTCGTCATTATTGGTACACGAAAACGATACAAGGAAAGAAAGTGTACCAGTACACTGAGTCGCTTGTTCAGAAATAAGCCAGGTAAAGGTTGCTTTTGTACTGTCTTCGGGATGAACCTTGAGATCGTCAACCAGATACAAACCGGTGTTTCGTTTTGACCTGTTCGAACTGTCCATATTTATATAATGAATCTGAATCCTGTTGCAATCCAATATATCGTGACCTTCGATCATTCTGTCGATATCAAACGAGAATCGTTCAGAATTGTGGTCATACTGAATCAACGATACTTTCTTATTGTCCTCGGCTTTGGTTATCGCTCTGGTCGTCGTGTTAATAGTGAAATGCGGATCCGGATCCACAATTATATCAGGGGTATGAGTATGTCCCATGATTCATCCCTCCTTTGGTTTAGATTTTATATGAGTTATTTAACTTCCTTCTTATCGACCTTGTCGGTGGAAGGAACAATGCCGTTTACAAATTTGGATGCTTCATCGGCGTTCGTCGCAAGTTCCATGAACAACTGCGAATATGCTTCCGTCTGAGAAAATTCGGTCGAAAGTTCTTCCGATTTAATGAATCTCTTCCCGTCGGGGCTCTTAACACCGTAAGCTTTAAGAACCAGCTTCTTAAAAATGCCGATAATGGCGGGTGCGTCTTGCGCCGCTACGATCCTATTGATCATCTCGGTAAGTCCGCCGCTCGTGCTCATTTCCATTTCCATAACTTCCGCTTTGGTGAGGTTGAAATAGAAATCTTCGGTTCTCTCGGAACCATTGTAGTCCGTGTAAGTGATAGTTTTTTTTAACATGATAATTTCTCCTTTCAGATTTTAATTTTTGTATTTGATAAGTTCAGAGAAAAACGAAAGAGACTGCCTATTTAAAGACAATCTCTCCCGTTTGCTCTTGACTTTGTGCTTAAGTTTCGTCTTTCAACATCTCGATGATCGCATCGGGAAGAAGAAGCTGGGGATCGGCACCCGTGCCGGAACCATCGGTTGCATCCGTTCCATACAACTTAGCTTCCAACGCCGCAAGTTTCGTAGCGTTAACTTTCGTCGAATCGATCTCGATGTGCGCCGTAGGTTTTTGACCCTTCACCGCAACCGGAGTCGTGGTAACTTCCCACGAGAACGTAATCGCTTCGGGGCTGTCGTTGATGGTTGCATAAGCTTTCTCCGAAGGAGCCGCCTTTGCACCGTAAACGATGTGAAGTTTGTAACCGTAATCATTGCCTTTAACGTCGTTGCCGAGAGTCGTTCTGTAGCAAAGACCGAACGTCTTACGAGGCTGCTGACCGATTTTCACACCGGTCGCAACTTCCACGGAGCCGTCGCATTCCGCAAATTCGTCGGGATACGTGTATGCTTCGATCGTAGCCCCGAATTCCTCATTCGACATAAGCTCAAGATATTTGATATCATCCGCATAAAGCGGGGTAGGTTCTGCACCGGAAGGGCTCTCCGTTACTGCGGTAAGACCATTCCAGGCAACACCTGCTGCATAAGCGCCATCTGCGCCCATGGGGAAAAGAACACCGTTTTTAACACCGGTTTCATACAAACGTTTACCGGTATCATCCCAGGTAAGTTTTGCCATAATTTTGTTTCTCCTTGTCTTTAATAATGTAATGAAAGAACATCGTGATGTAAGTTGTCCGAAGTATAATGTCTGCTAAAGCTACTATACGGAAGTTCCAATATACTGTTTATAGCATCGTTATCCGGCTTCTTATCGATCACGATAATCTCGTAGCGATCCATCTTCGAATACTTTTGGTCATCGGCATATCTGCTCGTAATGTTGTCTTTCGAATACACGATCGCTGGGTAGTTAATCTTCACTGTTTCAGGGGGTTGATAATACACGTTTCTACTACCAAGGATTCTCTCCAATTTGGCTTGCAGATCAACTCTGTTGGACATTGTACACACCCCCTATTGACAGCGTGATTCTAGGGTAATTAACGTCAGCACTTTCAATCTTCCATTTATTACCCTTAAACACAACATAACGCATAGCGTAAATGTTCTGCTCGGCATAAGGGTCAGCGACAATGCTTATCTCATTCGAAATGACAATGTTATCATTAACCGAATTGGAGGCAGTCTGAAGTTTTCTGATGTTTCGTATCACATCTCCATAATAAGAATGCTCTACGATCTTCTCCTCCCATACGCCGGGCTCAGTTTCTTCTGTCTCGGCAAAACCGATAACACCATAGAATTTAGCCATTGTCGCCTCTCCTTATCCATTTTGAAGTTTTTTCGCCGTAAATTTAATCTGCCACTGCGGAAAGTGAAGCAATGTCCGCACTCGTCGCCGTAGTAGCATTCGGAACGATATATGCTACGCTGCCGACTTTGGACGCTTCGGAATAACTCACGGGTTTGTACAGTTTGCCGGAAATGTTGATAACGGCGCCCTTAAGGAATGCGTCTTTCAGTTCGCTCGTCTTGAATTTAACGGTACCTGCGGCATCCACATACGCCGCCGTGTCGGAAGCTTTCTTGTAGATATAAGTAGCTCTTACGTGTACGTCATTTGCATGTTCAAAGATTTTATCCATGATTCTTTACCTCTCTAAAAATTTTTGTTGTTACGCTTTGTATTCAAGCGCGATCGCCGAGTAAGGTTTCGTAAGTGCGCCGGAGCAACGAGTTTCGATAAGGTACTTCTGCTGGTTGTAATCGATATCGAAGTCGTCGAACATGTTCACTGCACCGCCTTTGTCTGCGCCCACGTTGTAATCCGCCGGATTCACAATCAGACCCATAAGGTTTAACGTATCGGAACCGGACACACGGGACAGGTTTTCCATAACGGGAACCGTCACGATGTCGGACACACGAAGCGCCGTTTTAAGTTTGTCCGCCGTTTCATAGATCACGCGACCCTGCGTATCTTCGAGCAGCAAGCAATCGGTAAGCATATCTTCGGTCGTGAAGAGGATCGGGTTGCCGGAGCCTTTGTATTCTTTTCTCGATTTAACCGCTGCACGGATAAACGCTTTCGCTTTCTGATCCGCCGTAGCGTTGGCTTCGAACGTAACTTTGTACTTGATGGTGAACAGATCCGCATCGGTCCAGATAGGACGAATGTTCTGCTCGTTGATCTTATCGTCGGACGAAGCAAGACGACCGTCGCCTACGAGTACCGCACGCGCAATTTCCTCGTCGAGCATTTTGCGCATTTCCGCTTTAAGGAACGCAACCACGTCGAAATCGGTGATGTCAACCACGTCGTCACGGTCAAGCTTCTGCTTCTTGTAAATCGTCGTAGGCGTAGTGCTTCTCTTCAAGAGCGAGAACACTTCTTCTTTCTTAAGATTGCCTTTGATGTAACCCTTCGCTCTCGCTTCATCTTCCGTAAGATTCGCGAAGAGGGATTTAATTCTCGAGAACGGCGAATGATGCACCTTACCCATGAGCTTGGCCACCCAGTCCATATCTCTCGAGATAAGGCCCGGAACTTCGCCGACCGTCTGCGCTTCGGGGAACAGGTAATCGATATTCGTAATACCGTGAGCAAGGGCGCTGTCTTTCAGGCTGCCGTATCTCTTCGCATCGTTGAAAATCGCTTCCATATCGGAATGCGTGAGCGCTTCGCCGTTGTCTTTGTGAATGAGGGTGTTGTCATTGTTGTCGTTTTCGAACACGTTGTGTTTCATGTCTTCTTCTCCTTCAGATTCGTTTTCTTTTACGCCGGCTTCTTCAAGAGCCTGGCCGATAATTGCATATACAACTGTCTTTTGTTCTTCGTTAAGAGTGTCAAACACTTCTTGAACGGTTTTGTCTTTGCCGGCTGCTTCCGGCGTTTTAGCTTCTTCTGCCATAGTTTCTTTTTCTCCTTTCGCCTGTTCGGCATTTTTGTTTTCGTCGGCATGGCTTAATTCGATATTTTCGCCGGTGTAAATAATTCCTTCTTCCTCGGACTCTTCACCATGTGCAATAACCGAATCGATGTAAGCTCCGGGATTTGCCCCGGCAAGAACAAGGCTCACTTCACGAATTGCGCCGTGCAATACGTTGCCGCCTTGCTGCTTAAGTTTGTTGGCGTAAATGGACAATGCTGTAACATCGCCATGAGCAACCAACTTTTTCGCTTCCTGCCCGGATTCAGTGTCATTGAACGTGCAATATGCATAGACACCACTGTCACGATTTTCAAGCAATGCGTGACCCAGTACATTAAGCGGATCGTTATGTTGGTGGTTCCAAACGAGAGGAACCGTTTTGCCATCGTTGTCCTTGAATGCGTCCTTCATGATCGTTCTTCCGTCGGAGCATTTAAGGTTAGCACGAGTGGCCCAACCACTGAAATCGTACTGTTCCATTTGTTTTATTCTCCTCCATTTTGTAGATCGGAAACACGCATATCCATTATGTTAGGTTCGCCTGCCCCGTCTGTTTCTTCATAACCGGCTTCTTCTCCCTCTGGAGGAACCATCGTTTCGTCGACTGGTTGTGAAATGTTCTTATTCAACAACTCATCGGCTTTCGGGTCATCCGAAGGTTTCATGCCAATTATCTGCCTTACTTCATTCGACGATAATATTTCGTTTCTGGTAAACTTATCAGCAATGTCCGCAAGATTACTTACCGGAACCAGCTTGAATGGATCCATAAAGTACATCACGGTTTGACTCTGACTTATCGCCGTCTTAGTAAGAAACTTTCGTTTCATCTCGTCAACTATTGCCGAAGCGATTGGCTCGACCGTTCGATTATTGTAATTGAGCATGGTCTTTTCATCGGCAGTACCATCTAAGATGCTTTGCGTTATACCTAACTGGCTATATAGCATACTCGTTAAATATTCGATCTGCTTCATTAGATTGTTGTCGATAGACCGGTTCAATTGTGTTATTCGTTCGGTTCCGTCAGTGTACGCAATTCCATACTTAGATCCAGAGAGCTGCATCTCAATATCTTTGCGTCTCGCTTCCGCTTGCTGACGTCTGGCATCGGTTTTAATAATGTATGGTAACTGAATTATCAAATCCAATTTACCGGCGCTGCTTTGTTCATCGACTGCATCCAATAAGTTTAACTTTCTTATAAGACGCTGCATCGTTGAATTCGGCTCGTTTATCACCGCATAAAGAGGGTTTTCAATAATCGCAGTTGTGCATTTTGGAACTACTATGTCTTCTTTTTCGCCAGTTTTTTCATTGTACGCTCTAACCTTTATGGTAGAGGGGCGCCATTCCAAAATCTTGCCGGTTCGCATGGTCAATATATCGTAAGAACCCTTTAGAGGATCTTGATTAGTATCGACTGGCACTACCGCCACACATCCTTCATCGAGCATCGACATAACTATGTCTTGTTTGAATGCTCTTGCTGTTTGATCGAGATTTGCTTCCACGGTCAAACATCTATTAAATTTTGATTCTACATCTTCTGAATATCGTCCGTTTTCATCAAGTCGGCAATGCTTCATGATCAAAGCAGAAACATCCAGCGCTATTCTGTTATAAATAGCTGTAACAATGGAGCGTTCGTTGCCTCTTGTTAGGCGTGGCCTATCTGGGCGATATGAATACGATGCTCCATGATCCCATTTAACGGGCGTGGGATCTTTGTTAAAAAATGCATTCCAGGCATGTTTCAGTCTGGATCCTATCGAATCACCCACATGGTTTACCTCCTTCTTTGTTTCTGTTTCGATGTACTACCGTAATTCGTTGGACTTGATAAATAAGTCGCCGTAGATGCTGTTGCTAAACCAGCCGCTGATAAAGGACCGTATTTTTGCATTGCTTTCTTTATTAATCCTTCTCCATTAGCTCTCGCATTTTCTTTTAAAGCATCTTTTAATTCAGGAGACATCTTTTCTATACTTTTAACGACTATCTTTTTACCAGCATTATCAAATACTATCAAAGGATTTTTAGCATTATAGCCGCTAAATTTCATGTCGTTAACATCTTGGATTGCTCCATAGCCCATAGACTTTAATTTTGAATAGAATTTTTTATCAATACCAGTGCCATCATTTCTAACGCTAATCAAATTCGAATTGAAATTGTCATACATTTTGCGTATATTTCTGTCACTTACTTTCGCTATATTTCGAACGTGATTTTCGCCATGGACATTTTCGGAAGCATATCTAAATGCCATGCTTTTAAACTCAGGATCATTCTTGTATAATTCGCCAAACGCTTTAGCTGCACGATCACGAGAAGCAACTTTAATATCCTTTGTTGCTTCTAGTTTCAATTTGTAGGCTTTTCCGGTCTGTTGTTGGCGTGTATACCCAAGCATTCCTGAATATCTCTTTGAATCGTGCTCGCCTTTTGCCGCATAGAATGTATCGTGGAGCTTACCCTTAGTGTCTTGCATCTCTATTCGCTGAAGAGTTTCACCAGATTTTATAAGTCCGTCAATCTTACTCTTATGTCGAGAATGTGCATAATAAGCAGCGCATGCGGCAACAGTCATGGCCGCAGATGCCGCCAATATTTTTTCGGTTCGTATACGATTATTAGCAGCAGCTTGCGCTTTTTCATCGCTAAGACCCATCTGCTTGTATTTTTCTTCTAACTTCAATCGATGCTTTGATTTGCGGTCAAATGTAATCCCCTTTTTAGCGATCCGAGCAGCTTCTTTGTTTGTTTTGTTTTCAAACTTTTCGTATCGCCGTAAACCCTCTTTGGTCAAGGTTCCGTCTTTGTTTTGATATCGCCGACGACCCCACTTCATGCCAGGGATGCCGAAATGGTAGAGTTCGTCAGGTGTGTGATTGTACTGCCACACTGGTTACCTCCTATTTCTTAGCTTTTTTAGTGGTGCTATCTGACTTAACATCTCTGCTATGACCGTAATATGCTCTGAGATATCTTGCGTCCGATGCAGATTTTAGATAACTAATGGCATTCACGGCAGATAATCCGACTGCTGCTGCAGAAACAATTTTGGCTGATTTAACGGAATCGTTAGTGTATTTATAAAGCATTTTTTGTCCAGCGGCCATTCCGAAACCGATAACTGCTTGATTAATTCCAAATTTTGCTTCTATACCAACTATCGATTTACCTTGCTGATATAATTTCTTTCCTTTATCCGCTTTAGCGTCTAGCTTCAATTGGCTATAACTTCTGTTTAATTGCTTTTTGGCAACTTTTCTCTCACTCTTAGCTTCTTTATAAGCTTGTTTATCGCCGCTCTTTTTAAGTTTTTGTACTTTTTTGTTAGCGGAGTTATAATCCGACATTTTATCGTCGAATACGCTAAGACCCTTTTTGTGTGTATGTCCCCGGAGAATTAGCATATTTATGCCGACCCCATTTCATACCCATTACACCATAATGGTAGAGTTCATCTTTGTTGTCCATATATACTCCTTAGTCAAATGCTTCTCTGTTTATTTTGTATGCTACGTATGCGTCGAGCATAGCTGCAACGCTATCTATTTTGGCTTCGTATCTCTTCTTCGAGAGCTTACGATTACCATTTGTGTCTTCAATCGTTATACAGTTCCCCATTGCAAACGACATAAGTTCTTCGTCGAACAAAAGCATTCTTTCTTCAGAAAGCTTCTTTAATTCGCCCAGAGGAACTGATTCTGTTTTAGCACCCTGTATAACTTTCTCAATACCGAACGGTCCGTTTTCAGATTCCCATCTTGCTACAAAATCTTTAGCGTTATAAGGGTCGAAGCCAAAGCATCGTACATCATAACTGCATTCCGATATATGGTTGTCAAGATCTTCGTACACTTGCATCATGTCGAGGACAGTGCAATCTAGCACTATCAAACTCCCTTCTTTTATGAATTCGTCATACTTCAATCGCATAGCAGACGGAAGTTTGGACAGAGTTAACGATGATATGTAGTTTCTTGTCTTTACTCCAAATGCGCCATTAGCTAAAGGAAACAAGAAAGTGAAAGAACAAAAGTCATCACCTTGTGACAAGTCCGCTCCGAGCGAACACGGCAACTGCCAGTAATCTCTCTTTCTATGAGGAAGGGTTTCTTCATATGTAAAGTAATACGTGTAGCCTTCCGTCGGAATACCGAAACGTTTTGCTAAGATGTCGTTCCTAGTAGCCGGTGCTTTTTCAGCTCGATCCACATCCAATTGATAGACTTCATAAGAAACTGTCTTACCGAGATTTGGTTGAGCTTTGATCCACATTTCGGGGTTCCCAACTTCATCTATAGAATCCAATTTGTAGTACCAAATGGATACATGCGGGTTGATGTAGTTTCCTTGCAGAATGTCCATCAACTCCATTTTGATTGTATCGCCGCTTCCATTACGGACAGTACCTTCTGAGCTAGTTGCTACTATAAGATAGTCGTCATTCTTTGATGCACCTTGTTCGATGGCACCGATAACATCTTCTCGAATGTCGCCAGATAGCCATTCATCGACAGTCGCTATCCTAGCACGTAAACCTTGAAGCTTGTCTATGCTCATCGGTCGGATCTCGAGTAAAGATCCAGTAAGAAAGTTTTCGATGCCCTTCTTTGTCGAAGCAAGTTTCACGCGATTTGCTTTTGGACCGGTAGTGTTTTGTATAGACCCTTCCGTCAGAAACTGGAACAATGGCCCTCTAGCTCTGGTTATAGCTGTTCTAAGCGGTGACATCACTTCTTCAGCCTGTTTCATAGTAGGAGCAGTTGTTATCTGATGGGTTGTCGATGTATCGACATTTAAGTAGAAAGCTTGGATAGATTCTGCATACATCGATTTGGCTGCGCCTCTGGGTACAATCAAATACTGTTTATTAACAAGTCTTTTCTTTATTGATTTCTTTACATAACGTCCACCATGACCGTCAGGAGATGGAACGTAGACGCTTCTTTCTACGAAATAGTACCAACAAAATATTTGCTCAGCCCATAGTTTGAAAGTGTCCAATAATACGAGATCTTCGCCATCAGTTAGGGTTAATTCACATTCACAAAAGCTTATGAAACCTTCAACTGCTTGGTCGTCATACCAAACGCCGGGATTCGCTATTAAATCGTCTATACGATTCATCTCCATAGCGATTTCTTTACATATTGGTATTTCTCCTCGCATTACAGCATCTCGAAATTGGCCGTAATATTTTGGGGTGGCCGTATTCGATAATGCCATTCTTTCATCCCTCCTTTAATCCAGCCAAGTAACCGAAATCGCTCCGTGCTTATACATCCATGCTTCGGTAGCTTTTCTTCCGACTTGTTTAATTACTGCTCCGGTAGTTTTCTTTACTTTGCCGCCGTAGAACACATCGTCCGCTAAACTCAAAACTGCTGCTCGGGCAATGATCTTCTTTCCCTTACTCACAGCTTTTTTAAGTTTGTCTTTGGAAGACATATTAGCTTTTGCCGCTTTCTTTTCAGCTTTAGCTTCTTTTTTAGCAGCGGCTGCATCTTTCTTCGCCTGACGAGAGGCTTGAGAAACGGTTAAACCTTTACCCTTGTAATCAGAGGCGTTCTGTCTATTCAAAGCAGATTTACGTTTGCCCCACTTCATACCGAGAACGCCGTAATGATAGAGTTCGTCTTTGTTGTCGTTCGACATATCTGCCTCCTTTTCAATTTTAATTAATACCCGTTGAAGAAACGGTCACCCAAATCGTTTACTACATCGACGCCCCTTTTGACTTGATCGCCGAAATCAGAAAGAGCCATTGACGCTTTCGCTACGCCAAACGTTCCGCCTACGATACCGGCGGTTAAGAGCGAACCTTTTATCACTTTCTTCGCTATGTATTTCTTTTTACCACCGGCTTTTTCGATCTTTGCATTTTTCTTTTCGATCTTAGCTTGTTTCTTCGCCATCTTTTTATCGATCTTGGCAGTTGCTTCCTTGATCTTTTCTCTACGATATGAGGCATCGCTTTGCACGCCTTTGGCTTTCCGTTTACCCCACTTCATACCGAGAACGCCCCAATGATAAAGCTCATCGGAAGTGTAATTGTATTGCCACATAGTTTCACCTCTTAACAAATTTCTTTGCGACGTCCTTTCCGAGCTTTATTACCTTCCCACCATTTGCTTGGAGAGCTACAACCGTGCCTAATGCTCCGGCTACGGTTCCTGCGATAGCTAAACCTTTCTTAACTGCACCGGGATTTAACTGACTATAGTTCCGCTCCAAGTTCTTTCGGTTGTTGACTTTATTAAGTTCGGCATTGGTCATTTGACTGACTTTCTTTGTTCTGATTTTTGCGACTTCGGTAGCTTCGGGACTCCAATTTCCTTTCTTGGATTTTCGGTCGATTCTATCGAGTTTGTTTTGGCCTCGACGAACGCCCCACTTCATACCGAGAACGCCGTAATGATAGAGTTCGTTATTATACTCCGCCATCGTCTGTTTCCTCCATTGATTTAGAGTAAGCGCTTACATTCAAACGCCACTCCAACTCGCTTATTTGCCGCTCCATTGCACTCAACACTGAAGAATTTGCGGGAGGGTCAAATAAAAGTCTCACCTTCAGATATATGTAGGTTTTAACGTCATTGAAGTTCGGATCGTCTTCAATAAAATCGTCCCAAACAGCAGTGTCATCTTGAATGCTGAAACTTTTACTCGGTCCAACTCCCAACTGATTGAGAATAGCAAATACCGAATTTATATGCATGATTAAGTCCGAGTCGAAATGAGTTTCGTCATCGGAAATACCAAGAAGTTTTTTAATTGATTTCAATATACTTTCCATATGTTATTTCCTCCAAGGGCAAGTATCATTTGCCGTTCTTACGACCGGACCCTTCATTAATAAATTTGCATCGCCATAATGTATTGCATCATGCGTGCTTTTTAGAGTGCATATCAAATACTCGGGATCGAGAAGAAATTTAGTTTGCTTCAAGATGTCATCTTTGGTAATCGGGTTCATGTGATGAACAAGAATCTTTCCTCGTATCTCTCGACCTTTGATTCCTAAGTCACATCCTTGGTCGCGAATAATAACGTAGTCACGTATTCGCTTCCATTCTTGAGATCTCTGATAGAATTCTTGATTGATATATCTATCGAATCCAAATGTTTCTTCGCAGACTGTTCCGTCCAATCTCAAATATTCGTATCGTTCTTCAAATGTAGGCAAGGTTATCAACTCGGAATAAGTCTTAATACTCGTCTTCATCTTCGTCATTCCCTTGTCCGCTATATTTACGCATAGCACTGATTGCTTTACTATAAAGTTCCTCAATTCGTTGCGCAGACTTAAGCGCTTCTGTTTTTGCGGTGATTAGCTCCTTCTGCTTTTCAAGAATCTCCTTTTCGATTCGTTCCTTAGTCGAACCGAGCTTGAGATAATGTGTTATCACCTGAGAAGAGGCCGTACCTTCTTGAAGTTGCTTCTCAGCCAAGTCAACGGCCAAAGATATGAGTTGATTCTCTCTGGCTTCTGGCGTTAAGGCGGGCCTAATATCTCTCGTGGTCTTAGAGGAACCAGTTACTTTAATACCAGGCACACTTATCGCCTCCTTTCACGTAGTTTAGTAGTCCTTTCATACTACTTTTAGCCTAGTTACAACCCACTTTTATGCAGCACTTAGAGAGGCCCACCAGTATACCTTTGAGAGAATGAAAATGAAA